ACCGTCGAACTCGTGAAACTGAGCCGCCGGATTGTGGAACTTTCAAGGGAAATGCTACATTCTTCATTTATTTAGTTGATATTCTGCAATTTGTGCCGCTGTTCAAGTTGCTTGCGCAACAAAAACGCACCATTTTATGCAAAAATACCGTCCGAAGTGCCGTAAAGGCCACCCCGGACGGCTTCAACGCAATGATGACTGAAATAATCATCATCGGTGCAAAGGCAGTCATTTTTAGTCAGACTGCCAACGTCTTCGCTTTTCAATCGCACGCAAAATGAAAAAAATAATGATTACTGCGATGATTGTGCAACAAACGACACCGAACCAATAGAAGAAACCGTGCTTTGGCTTGTCTTCTGTCTTCGACTTCGTTTGCGTATCTTCCGAAGTCTGTTCTGATATGTTGGTCTGTGTCTGTGTGTCTTCTGTCTTTTCTTCGTTCACGGTTGTCTGCTTCGTCTTGTCATTATCAATCGTGACACGACCTGTTGTGACAGACTTGATATTTCGACCTGCCGGCACGTTGGGAGGTTCTGTCAGTTCACGGTCGCGCTGCTTCGCTGTGTCGCTCTGCACGTCTGCGCCGGTTCTGATGTCTTCAGTGCCGTCACTGTATTCTATCTTCTTAAACTCGATGACCGCTTTTGAGTAGTCTGTTTCTGATGTCGTGACATTCGCAACGTCAGACGTGCTTGACTGCTTCTGCGTGTCAGTATTCACAGAAGATGTGATTTGCTGCTGTGACGTTTCGTTTGCGATTTTGCGCGTAGTGCTGCACGCTGCAAACAGAACTGAAAACAGAACTGAAAACAAGATTTTGATTGTTGTTTTCATTATGACTGATTTTTGATGTAGTTGATGATGCCGTCAACGTGAAGTTGCGTAATGAGCCGCTTGCCCTCTTCTGATAGAAGAAATTCCATGTCTGCTTTGTTGTCGTAGAAAAGCGACTCTGTAAGAACTGCCGGACAGAATGTGTGAACGAGAACATAAAAACGCGCTTCATAATCAGGGTCACCGTCAGACCAATCTGCACGCATCGGCTTCTGCCGACTGTCATACGCGCCCTGTTCTTTCAGAACTGCGAAGCGTTCTTTGTATGGCTCAAGCACTGAATTTGCCGAGTTCCACAGCGATGTTGCAAGTGCATCTGCTTTCGTTTGTCCCGGTGATGTATATACACACCAACCACCGGCGGACTTCCACTTGCCGTCACCACCGGCGGCGTTGCTGTGAATAGACACAAAGATGACATTCTTCGTGCCGAGTTTAGCACAGACAGCGTTTGCGCGTCTGCATCGTTCTTTCAGACTGATGTCGTTGTCTTCCGGCACGACAAGTTCTGCATCGTAGCCGCGTGTTTTCAGTGATGCGACAATGAGCCGCGCAATTTCACGCGACCACTTGTATTCTCGTAGCGATTTGTCGGGGCTGCACTTGCCGGGCGTGTCAACGCCATGACCGTTGTCAATTAGAATTTTCATAAATTATTTGTTTAGTCGATGATAAAAATCTGTCTTGATGTTGTCGTATGCCAACTTTACGTTGGTAAATGCTCGACCATTGTTTTCGCCGTCTTCGTGATAGATTTCGTTTTCAACAACGGCTGCAACCTGTTCAACCCATTCTTCATTGCAGTATGCGGACAGACGCTCGCCGCGATACGTGAATGTGTCGAAACGGCTGTTTCTGTCTTCATGCAATACTTTTAAGGACTTGCGAATTTTCTCTGCTGTTGCTGTCTTGTCTGCGATGTGATTTTCTTTGCGTACCTTTTTGATAAGGCGGCACACTTGCTCAACAGACAGGTCAAAAGCGAAACCTGTCAGATTTCTGATGCGCAACTGCGTTTCAGGTCGAAGTCCTTCCGCGAGGTCATTTAACAGTTCATTTTGCTTTCTTGTTTCAGCAAGAACACCTTGAAGATTTTCTTTGTTGTCAACGATTATCTGTGTGATGATTGATTTGAACCACTTGAAAATGGCTATCATCATAGAAGCCGACAGCAACAAATAAATTGCTGCCATAATAGCAAGCGCACCATAATCGCTGATGCCTTTCGCTACTTCTGTCACTTGCGAAACGTCATTCATAGAACTGCACGAATTAAGCGTTCGACAATAACGCCGCCGAGTGTCAGCGACCAATCTACACAATCAAACTTGCCGCCCCACAGTTTGTCTTTCAGTTCAAGTGATGAAGCGACACCGATGCCGGCAAGTGCGGCACAGTAGTTGTCATCAGACAGCAAACCGATGACTACATCGCCACCGATATGTGTAAGTCTGTGACTTTCTTTTAGCCAAGAAATAATCTTTTTCATACGTAGTTATTTTTGTCTGTTGCAAAGGTACTAAAATAGTGTCTATTAAACACTATTCAAGAGTCAAAATTTGAACTTCAAGCTGATTTATTTGTTGTCGTAAGGCTTGACGTTCAGTGTGAAGTGCCGTTATGTCGTATGGCAGTTCTTGACCGACAAGCGATGCTTCATAACATTTTATAACCTTGTAGTCTGATGAAGTCAGGCTGTCTTTCAATCGCTGAATTTCGTTGCGCTTCTTTTGCACATCATAGACACGTTCATATCTGTATTTGATACATTCACCGTCATCATACGGCACAAGTCTAATGATGTAGCCGTTATCAGTTTTTAGTTTACTGTTGTCAATCGGTTCAACAGGTTTCCACCCGGCTTTTGTCAACTCACTGATTTGTTCTTCTTCTGTCACAATTCGCGTCTTGACAACTTTGCCGTCAAGATACTGTTCTTGATGTTTTTCTATGATGCGGCTATGAAGATAGCCACCTTCATTTATATATCCGTATTCTTTCATGCTGCTTCTGTTTAGAATTTCCAACGGCTGACACTCCACGCTTCAACTCTTTTGCCATTAAGATTGAAGACAGTGAAAGTGAATTTTGCTTCCCACCCTTCAGGCACATCATAATAATCATTTTCTGTAATGTCATCAAATATCTTCTGACCCGACTTCGGATAAAAACGCATTGCACCTTGTCCTATCTGTTTAGCAAAGATGACTTTTCCCTCATATCCGTCAGTAGGCAGATACACGGTGCCGGTCTTATCTTTATTAGTCAGTCCGATTGCCTGTGTTATTGATGCGCTTAAATTCACGGCTGTTGTTGCCGCGCTGTCTGTGATGTACTTCTGCTTCAGAATAAGACCGGCTGCACATAGGTCGCTGAAATAACCGCCGTATGCCGGTGCATTGCCTGAATTTGATGCACGTCCATAGACACCTGCGACAAGCGTACTTTCTTTTTCAAATGCCCATGTAAAATTGACATTATCTCCAAATCCAAGTCCAACGATTGCTCCATAATGCGTGAAACCTGATGATGCCGGCATTGCATTTGTCTTTGGATTATTGCAGAACACGCCACTTGCCGACATATAAGCGACACCATTGTCATTGCGAGTTTCAACCACACCACGTGATGCGTCAATATCAACAACGGAAGATTTGTCGCCGTCAAGCGAGTAGTCACCGCCTGTATTAGTTGATACCAATTTTATACGACCTGTTTTGCCGTCAAGCAAAAGTGCATAATTGTTTCCGCTCATCATCGTAGAGCGTATGCGTTCATCTGAAAAATAGAAGCCAGCAATCAGTGCTTCACCAAGAACTTTCAATGCGTTCTTGATTTTTGCATTGTTGAGAATGAGCGTGTCTGCTTCTTCGTTGTTGAAGTCAAGCGAATTGCCTAACTTGAAAGCGTTTTCAATCAGGTCAAGAAAACTGTTACCGTCTGAAGACACGATGCGGTCAGTCGTAATTCTACCCGGCAAGATTTCAGTGAAGCCGTGCATCGCGACAAAACTGCGTTCTCCGTCAATTTCAGCGTTCAGCAAGCCGACAAGGAAGTGATAATGATTTGCCACTTCATCGAGTTTGATTGATGTCTGCGACAGTACAAATACACCCTTTGAATTGGTGTCTTTCGGACACTTCGCATACAGATAGTATTTTGCAGAAGTATCAGTCAACACTGGTGAAGTGTAACTTTCCATGCTCCATGTCAGATAGCCTTGCGCATCGTTGCGGTCTTTCGTTGTGATAGCGTTATGCCCGATTGTCAAGTGCTGAAGATATATCGCCAAGCCGCCTGATGTCATTGTGCTAATAAGTTGCTTCTTTTCGTTATCCCAACTGACAGGCGTTGCACGGCGCAACCAATTATCGCCTGACTTGCTGACAAATTGGAACTGAAGACTTTCGTCACCAATCAGCAAAGACATTGCTTGCACTGCGATAGGTGATATTGCATTGGTAAACATATCGAGTTGCGCATCTTCAAGCATTTCGATAGTTTCCTTTGCATCGCGAAAGCGGCGTTTCGTGAACTGCAAGATGTCGCGCTTCGTGTCATCAATCACAACTTCAGTGTTCGTGATTTGCCGTATCTGCGAAGACACAGAAGAACCGCCCGACACGCTGTTTGACAGTTCGATTGTCGGTGAATACGGCGATGTCAGAAAGTCTTTGATGCCGACAATGCGAATGACAACACCGTCTTTTGCAAACTGCTCGTCTTGAAACAGAACGTGACCGCCGACAACGAGTTTGCCGCCGACTTCAAGCCAATGCCGTTTCGCCCACAGTGATTGCATACTGCCGGTGAACGTGAAGCGTTGGTCTTCACACTCATAAAGTGCCTTGACTGCTGCACGCATCATGTCCCATGAGCCGCCCGACTTGTTCGTGTTGTTGCAGATGTATTCATCAGGTAACTGTATGCCGAAGATTGCATACGTCTGTTCTTTGACAGGACACCACGTTTTATCAGGCATTATCACGCCGTCAATTTCTTGCGGCACGATTTCAAACTTGCGCTGTTCATGCTTGTAATGCACATCAAATTCCTTTCCGGCAAGCATACCGTCTTGGAAGATGATTGTCATCGTTTCCCCTGCAATCAGATAGTTATTGTAGTTCAGATTGTCAGGAATAGTGCTGTCAATGATGTTGTAGAAGTTCTTCTTTTCGCTTTCAACTTCGACAGCGGTCACTTTGCCGACACGTGACGGATAGATTTCACTGCAATCAATGCTGTCTTCTTTGACTGCATCAGAAACCTTGTCGATGCGTTCTACACCGTCACCGTCTGCATTGCTCTTGTATGTGCGTGCAATCGCGCTGTTAAAGCCGTCTTCGTCTTCAAAATGGGTGCCGTCATAGCGTATCGTCTGCGACTTCGGCAGTAGAAGTTCAGGCGAACCGTACTTTGCACGGTCGATGTTGCGGTCACTTCCCTGCACAAGCATACGTTTCACAGGCACGCCGTCTGCTTCAGACGTGCGCCCGACACCGGGAATGAAACCGTTGCCGACACCGTAAGACAGTGCGACAGGTTCTGTCTTGAAGTATTCAACACGCCGAAGATGTATCTTTGCGCGTGTGGTGCCGATGTATTCGACTTCGTATTCAGTCTGAAACACATTGCAGATGTCAGTAAGTCCTGCATCTATGAAAGTGTGATTAAATTCGACTGTCTTTTCTGCTGCCTCGATACATTCGCCACGTTCCCAAGTGACAGAAGTGTCCTTTTTGTTCAAGTTGCGAACAATCAGGTCTATAAATTCGTGTGGCTTCGCACACAGCGAGAACTTCAGACGGTTGTCTTTCGGTGCGCCCTCTTTCAGTGGGTCAACAACGTTTCTGATTTTCCACACGCCGAAGAAGTCTTCATTTGTGCCGAGCGTCATTGTGTATTCAATCTTGCGTGTGCCTTGCTTCTTCAAGTCCTGCGCACGTGTCAAGATGAAACGCTGATTTTGGAAGATGCACGATGTGCCGACAGGAAATTCAAAGTAAAACGGCAGATTAAACTTCAGCACAAGTTGCGGCTTCTGCATCAGTGCGCGGTATCTGTAACTGCTATCTTCCGGCTGCACTTGAATATCGACACGCCACACAGTGCCGACACCAGGCTGATACACGCTTTGCTGCGTGACGTTTTCACGCCACTGTTCAGCAATCGCGGTACTGATGTCGAGTTTCGTTTTGGAATAGTACGTCAGTGTTATCATCAGTCTTCAGTTTCAAAGATTGAATAATCAATGTCTTTCTTCTTCCACCCATCGTTGAGTGTTTCGATGACAAATGCCGTGGCTTTCGTTACAAAGTCTGCAAGCGGTTCAAACTTCGTGAACGTGTGATATATCGGGGTCGCATCAGCATCTTCACCGAGTTTGAACTTGACAGGCAGTGTCGCTCCGTTCGTATCGCGTGCGAAGTCGTATGCTGCTTTGAAGTTCTGCTGATTTTCGGTTGACAGATAGACCGGCTTGCCGTTCCAAGTGAAGCCTGTCAGTATCTTCGCGTCTGTTTCAGCGTTAATCAGGTCGCTGATGTCTTGCTTGATTTCGCGCACCGTAGGCTTGTGGTCGTAGTATTTGCGCCATGTGTATTTGTTGCCGTCTGCATCGGTTCCAAGACCGAAGATAAGCAAGTAGTTCGATGATGACAGACACACAAGTTTGTCTGCGCGTTCTGTTGCGCCATTGCATCGGAAAAATTCTGTTTTTGCCATGATGTTGATATTTGAGAGTGAATGAATTTCTTAATCATCGAAGTAGTAGCGCGTGCCGCCACCGCCCTGAAACGGTTCGCTGCGTATCGTGACAGCGATTGAAGCCGTGTCGAGTGTGCCGCGCATTGCATCAAGCATCGTCTTCATTTCATCGCTGTTCGTGAAGAACTTCGACATTTGACCGTTGCTCAATTTTCTGAATGAAACAAGATAACGACCGTCACCTTGCTTTGTCTTTACGTCACGCTCGAAGTCTATCAGTTCAATCGGCACGTTTACGATTGAACTGATGCGCACACACTCGCCGTTGAAGCGTTTCTTGCCGTCTTTCGGCGTATATGTCAGATTTAAGTCACTGAATTTAATCATTTCTTGTTTTGTTAAAATTTTCTTTAATAGATGTTTGCAGTCTGCGTGTTTCGCCATGCCGTACAGTGAGCCGACAATTTCAACCCTGCGCTTTCTGCTTTTCACTTTCGCGAGTTTACGACAGAAGTTCTTCTTGACACGCTTGCGCAAAAGCGTATGTGTCGTGAATATCTGATAACCGAGAAAGTCAAGACCTGTTTCGATAGGGAAAACACGCTCATTCTTCTTGATTGTCTGACCGATGCTTTCGATATGTTCATGCACTTCGTCACGCACAAGCCACAGAAAGCGTTTGTCTGATGCGCCCACGACAATATCGTCCATATAGCGATAGAAGTGCCGCACACCGTATCTGTCTTTCATAAAGTGGTCAAGATGAACCGACAGAAGAAGATTGACAAGACCTTGTGAAGACCGCATACCCATACTCATGCGCTCGCCGTCCGGCATCGTAGCAAGAAAGTCGGCAAGTATCGCGATAAGTCGCTTGTCTTTGAATACACGGTTGAGCGCATACAACACAAATTCATGCTTCACTGTGTCGTAGCACTTCTTTATGTCACATTTATACCAATAAAGTATTGATGTGTCTTGCATCATGTCACGTCTGATATACTGCATCAGGTCGTGCATTCCGCGCTTTTTGATTGATGCTGAAGTCGTGCGTATATAACGAGGGCGAAGATGCTTGTCAACAGGTCGCATTACTGCATTGATTTTGATGCGTGCTGCCATGCAATACACCTGAAGAAGACGATTTTTCCCTGCTTCACAGATTTCTTTTTCGTGATAGCCGCCTGTGCGCAATTCTTCTTCGGTCGGTGCGCGATGTACCGGCATCAGTGAAATTTTCCCTGACACGATTTCTTCGCGTACAGACTTCAGAAATTCTTCGCGATGTTCAAGAAGCCATTTACCTTCAGGCAAACTTTTTCGGAGCGTTCCTCTGACTACATCGTCAAACGACTCTTCAAGATTTGTCTGTTCTATGATTTCTTCTATTATGTAACCGTCACGTTTCATGTGCTGTTGTTATATATGCCTTCAGTTCTCCGGGTCTATGATGTTCGAGAATTAACCTACCAATCACTACCCAACCAACAACGTAATTTTTCAGTTTTCCACGACTTATGTGTCATGCTGTTACTGAGGCTCGGTTTCCTCGTTCACGGCTATGCGTCAGCGCGTGACGCTATGCCGGAGGAACGATTGATAATTGTTGTTGTATTCTGTTCTGTTTGCGAGCCGAGAGCCGTTATTCGTATTCGAGTTCGAGGATGCGTTGTTCGCGTTCGCATAGACGAGACCGCCATTCGCGTTGGCGTTGTTATTCGAGCGACCAACGACACGGCACGTTGGAAACCTCTACCTTTTTATTTCGTTCATTCAATTTCAAGTTTTCATTTCTGTCTTCATTTTGATTGATTTGAAAAACGTGCGCGGTCGCTGACCGCAACGGGGGCGCGTCTTGCGCCGCGCACGTTTTCCGTGTTATTCGCTGACTTCGATTTCACCTCTGAAGGCGAGCCGAGAGCCGCTACTCGCATACGAGTACGAGGATGCGTAGGACGCGTGCGCAAAGACGAGACCGCCATTCGCGTAGGCGACGTAATACGAGCGACCAACGACACGGCACCTGCTGCCACTATACCATTGACCGTCACAGTAGTTCGATGCCCATACGCTGCTGTCTGATGTACACTTCGATGCGATTACGTCACAGAAGCGACCGTGACGCACACGACCGATGCACACACCGCTGTTTGTTACGCCCTGCACGACACGTTCTGTCTTGCTGATAGGGTCATAGATGTGCCACTTCGCATCAATCGGGTCAGTATTGATTTCGACACCGTGATTTTCGAGATACGACTTGAACGACAAGACATTCACTGCGACATTATCCATGACTTCCCAAGTACAGCCGACAAAGTTTTCAATGCCGAGTATCTTGTTTCCGTTCGATGCTGTTGCGCGTGCTGTGTCGTGATTACCGATAGCATCTTGACTGCCTGTTTGACCGCCTGAACCGCGTCCGTAGCCGCATTTCAACTGTACATCGCGTGTGCCGTTCAGCGACATCCACAGAATTGCCATGAGCTTGCTCATTTCGTAGTCGATGAGCTGATAGCCATCGCCACGGCGCATTGCGAGGTTCTGCAAGTCCTTGTATGTGTAATTCAGTGCGCCGACAGGTGTATTCTTGACACGTCCGTTTTCGTCATACGTCCATTCTGCCGAAGTCTGCGATGTTCCTGTACCTGTGCGCACGTTCGCGCCGCTTATCGAGCGCATCTGCATCAGTGCGTCAATAGATGCGTGATAAACACCACACAGCCACGGTTTGTTTTCTACCCAGTCAGGCTCAATCGCTTCGATTTCGCTGCTGTCAACTGCGATTGCTTCAAGTTCACTGTTCGTATTCTTCGATGTGAAGTACAGTGTCTTTGCGCCGTCAGGAACGTCACAGAAGACATAATCAGTACATTCAAGGAAGTCAAACATCGTATTTGATACAGCAAGATTGAACTTGCCGACAATCACGCCGTTCGCATCAGTGAAGACTGCGCCGATGACTGAATGATTAAGTCCAGGCCAACGCACTTGTTTCATGCCTGACACGTCAAGACGGTAGATGTTGTAACTTGGTGTCGCTGCTTTTACGCCGTCTGTTTCAATCGTAGTAGTGCCGATGACTACATCAGTAGTCCGTATCGCCATACTTGTTTCAGAAACGATTTCAGACAGTTTCTTGCGAATGATGTTGCGTGCCGTGCTGATAGGTTCGGTTTTGAGCGAAGACCAAAAGATGTACTTCTTCTGTGTCTTGAAGTCATTCACGCCCTTATACCACAGATGCGGACAGCGCATCATTACATCGAAGCCGGTGCCAAGTTCGTCTTTGTAGTCAAATTCAGTGCCGTCAGGCATTTGACGATAGTTGTCATCAGAAATGCGGTCGCCAAGCCATTTCTTCTTGTCGTTGTCCCACTTTCCTTTGACAGGTATCAGTTGTTCGCGTATGCGCACCATGTGACCGCTTGCTTCGTATGTGTCACCGGTCGTTCCGTTGTCAAGATTGGTGATGTTCTGCGGGTCGTTTATCGTGTCATCGAAGACAACGCTTGTAAACTGCGCATTGTGTACAGTCAAACCGATGTCAGACGGCTTGAAGTATGCCTGAATTTGCGCAAGTTCGCTGTCATCAATCAACTTCGTCAATATCCACGAGCCTGTGATGCCGTCACAACCGTTGTCTGCATCGCTTCCGATGCCCTTTGTGCCGTCAGCCATAAGACGTTTCAGAATTGTCGCGTCTGCGTTGACTTCAAGACCGCTGATGCCGATGTCTGTCAGATGCGCATTGCCGTTGATGACAGCCTGAAGCATCGCGAAAGCATCAATGTTGCTGCACGCTTCAATCTGAAGACGCTTCACGTTGCTGAAACCGGCTATTGACAAACCGCCGTTCGGATATACCAAATTAGGCAGATTTTGGAATGTCAGTGAAGTCATCGTGTTAGGCAGTTGCAGAACTTCAAGCGGCGAAGTCTGTGCCGGTGTGAACGACTGCAACTGTGAACCTGTGCCGCGCACAGTCTTCAAACGAGGACAGAATGTTGCGTCCAACGATTTCAGAGGGAAGTTTCTGAAGTCTATTTCTTCGAGGAACGGCAACTGACCGAGTGCAAGCGTTGCAAGTTCGTCACCTGAAGACGTTGCAGGGGTGTAGTTCGCACCGCCGATGATAAGTTTCTTCAGAAGCGTCAGATTGCTGATGTCCCAACCTTGCTGTTTCGGTGTCGCGTTTCTGATGTCAAGTTCTTCAATGCGGTCTGCGCCGAAGATGTAAATCATAACACCACCGCCAAGGTTCGTGTTGTTCGTGTAGAACGTATGTGTTTCGCCTGCTTCAAGGAAACAAGAACCGCCGTTCGCTTCGTTTGCGCGGTCAACACCGACACCGAAGTAACCCGATTTCGCCGCCTTGATAGTGATGCTCATATTCGTGCCTGTGCATCGCATTGAAATTGCTGTTGAATACGTGTCACCACACTTATAGAAGCCGTCACGGAACAAGAAGCGTTTCTTGACATATTCGCGAAGTCGCTGAATTGACAGACCGTGAAGCGCGAAGAAGTAGTTTGCAGATGCCTTGCTGTTCTCGATGTATTTGCGGTTGCCGTCATACGATGACACAAGTTTCGGCCACTTCTGCAAGCGGTCAGTTATCCAATACTTTTCAATGCCCTGCGGAGAGAACGGACGCAAACCTGATGCAAGCTGCTGTGAACGCATCAATGCTGCGATGCGTGCGACAGTAGTTGTGCGTGTCGCGTCTTCTGTGTCGCTTTCTGCGCGATAAGGCTGAAGCCAAATGTGTTCTGCCTTTGCGAGTTGAACGAAAAGCACGCTGTCATGTCCCTGATAGTAGCCGTTCGGGTCGTTGTTCGGGTCAAGTTCTGCCGGTATCGTCAGACCACAGTCGTTGTCACTGCCAAGAATTGTGTCACCGTCATACAGGTGATTAAGATACATTCTGACATTGCCGTCTGTTTCAAGATAGAAAGCAACCATCATGTTCTTGCTTCGCTGGTCAACTGCTGCAACATAGTCTGTGAAGACGTGATACATGATTGCGCTGTACGGATTGGCTTCCTTGTGAAGTTCGTGCGCAAACTTCTTCAGACGATTTTCGGGTGTGCCTGATACACTGCTTCCGTCAATCGTGATGTTTCCGTCTGCTGCTGTCTTGTGCTGATTACATTCGTTGCACCAACACAACCACTTATAAAGACGATACGGCAACTTTCGACCGTCTTCATACGCTGTGTTCAGGTCATCATTGTCGGGATAGCGACTTTCAAACTGTTGAAGCCATACAAGTTCACCGTCATCAGAACGGCGCAACATATCATCAATGCTTGACACGTTCTGAAACCAATTCATATCATTGTACGCTTTCAGTTCGTAGCACTCCACAGGGTTAACAACATCGCCTGTGATACGCCAACGACCGCCGGTGTATGTCATCATGCCTGTTGTTTCAGTCCAAGAACCGTTCTGATAACGGAATACCTTGTGTTCGGGTCCGCAAAATTCAGAAAGAACGATGATGTCATTCGTATTCCATTCTGACCTATCAACAGAAGTGGCGAAGTCATCAAGCGACTGATTGCGTGCTGCAATGTATTCAGTGAAGTCACCGTAATTCAGACAGTCTTTGTTGTAGCCGTCAACCGCTTCAAAGCCAAAGACTGCTGCATCGCCCTTGTCGTGATTGAAATTTCCCTTTGCATGGAAGTAGCCGTAAGACGGTGAAGTCGGGTCAGGCGAATTTGCGTCTGTGCGATATAGTGCCATAGGAATGGAACTGATGCAAGGGTTCAGTTCATATTCGCCGGTGTAGAAGTTCTGCGCCGGTGTCATGTATGCCGAACCAAGTGCGCGTGACAGTTCGTTGTACAACTGCGTAGATGCACCGTTATTCGCGCCGCCACTTTCTGAATAGTCAACTTTGATACAGAAGATGTTTGTCGGCATAGTGCCGCGCACGATTTGGAACTTGTTCTTTGCCGCGAGTGATGCGATGAAGTCGTATTCTGCGAGTTGCTGCGCGTCAGTGAACTGACTGCGGTCGTACATCATACGAATGAGCTTTGCTTTCTTCGACTTGCCTTTCTTGTTCTTGATAGGTCTGCGCGAAGATGTCGTACCCTGATTTGTAGTCGGAATGTCTTCGATGACAAAGTTTCTCCAAGGACTATCAGGGAAGTAGAAGTACCAACACAGAACAACAGGTGTCTTCTTGTCACCGTCAAGACCTTCAATGTATTCAGGATAATTTTCAGGCGTGTCTTCAGTGTTCGGTGACTTGCACATAACGGCATACGCGATGTTTCTTTCACCGAGTGATGCCATTTGCGGAATGTTGCGTGCCGGTCTGCCCTCTGCCGTCTGTGATGCCATTACCTGATTGAAGTTGTATTCAACAATCATCGCATCGGTGTCAGCGAGTTTCAGCAAGTAGTTGTTGAACGATTGTTCAAAGTTGTAGTACGTTTCCCATGCACGCATATTGTACAGATACAGGTCTGCTTCAGAACCGTCAAACGTGATAGGCGTTGCGTGACGTGACAGTGAACCTGCGTCATAGAAACAAGCACCTGAAAATTCGCCGTCAAGATACAATGCGACAGTTCCGATGCCGGCATACGGTGCCTGGCTTGTAGGCATGATGACGATTGCAACGTCTGTGATTGCATCTTCTTCAAGTGCCGCGTCAATCGTATGCGCAACAGCTTCTTCGTTGTCAGTAGTGAAGACAACTCGCTTGCCTGTGACAAAGAAGCCGAAGCCGTTAGATATGCACGATATAAGACGTGCATTTTCGTCAGCGATGTGCCGTGTGCGCACGCGGAACTGAATTGCAAGACCGTTCGTTTCGATAGAAGACACGTTGAACGGCGCATAATCAAGCGTTGCCTTCACGTTCTCTGCGATACGCAATGCCATGATGCCGTTGTCGTTTGGCTGTTCGTACACGTCACTGCCGTAACTGTCTTTGACAAAGCCGTTGGTCGTGTAGTTCGAGCCGATGACTGTCATCGTGTAGCCGTTGCTTGTGATAGACTTGTCTGTGTCCTTGTTGCTTCGGCTGCTGAAGTCAATATCAATCATCTGCTGCGCTGTCACGCTTTCGATGTTCAGAAGTGTGCCGACAATCTTGAAGTTCGCTGTTTCAGATACAGATGTGCCGACACGCGCGAACAAGCCTATTGTCACACTGCCGTCAATCGCGTGACCTTGCACGCGCTGAATGTACGCTGAAGTCACACCACGTCTGACAAGCGATGTGCGCTTGATTGTTGTCTGTGTGCCTACCTTTTCAAAGATTTCGACAGACACTTCAGAAGACTGCGAAGAATACGCTGCGAAGTCGATGCTGATTGTTTCGTACTGCTTGACTTCACCGTCTTGCTTTTCGCTGTACCAACGTGTCACGACAATAGGTGTCGTGTTCGCCGGGGCAACGACCATGACTGCCGTATGAAGATAGTTTCCGACAACGCCTGAAGACACGTCTTCGCCATGTATGCGAAGCGGATATGCGCCATGCTGAAGCGCAACACCGCAACAGTTCTTCGGGTCTATTGTGATACTGTGCGCGTAGGTGTCGCTCACGATTGCTGTGCCGAGCGTTTTCCACTGACCGTTGATTAAGATTTCAGTGATGCAAGTGATGCCCTTGTCAGATGCGTTGTTCGCGAAACGATACATCGGAAGCTGCTTCACTGCACCGCCGACATTGATGACAGTTGATGCCGTGTAATTCAGCGTCTGTTCTGATGTGATAGTCACATCTACTGCTGTCACGTTGATGTTACGCTTCGCTGTGCGGTCGCTGTCATCATACGCAACGAAACGGAACTTGCGCTGACCGGCTATGCTGAAGTAGCGCGACAGGTCAAATTCAAAGTCGAATGTTTCCTTGTCTGCCGATGTTGCTTTGTTCAGTCTGAATGTTTCAAGCAACTGTTCTGTGTCACGGTCATACAGTTCGACTTTCTCGATGATGCCGCTTTCGTAGTCTGTGCCATTCTTCAGCGTGATTGCTGCTTTCACGACAAGCGTACCGCCTGACTGTCCGTAAAGCGGTGATGTTTCGGGCGTAAATTCAAGAATAAGACCTGTCTGACCGCCGCCACCTGTGCCGACTGCAAACTGCTTTTCGTCACCGACTGCTGCACCGGCTGCGTTGACAAGTTGCATCTTCACGACACCTTCTGTTTCAGTGTCGATATTGATGTTTGCAGGAATGTGCGTGAAAGCACCGCCTGTGCTGAAAGCGTCTTTGCCGTCTTCTTCAGGTTCGTCTTTCGTTTCAACAGTAGAACCACCGCCACCGTTTCCGAAGTCGTGCCACAGTCCTGCTTCGCCGAAGTTTCCGACAGATGATGTGAACTGCTTGGCTTCCCAAGTGTTTTCACTTGTCTGATAGGTGATGACAAGACCGCTCTTGCGATAGTCGATGCCTGTTGCGTTCGACTTTGCGACAAGTGCGTTGATTGCATATTCGAGCGTGTAGTATGCTGCTGCCGTACACGGACCACAAAGCGCATCAATGATGATAAAACTTTCGTCACCGGCTGACATTCCTGCGTTGTCAAGCCAATTACCCACGTTCTTGAAGTTCGCTTCGCTGCTGTCTGCACCGATATACTGATATGTCTTCCAAGACTTGTCTGCGATAGCGAAAGTTATCTGCATACCGATATTGCGGAAGCCTTTGTCATAAGCAACCGCAATCGCTGCTTCAAGGTCGTAGTAACCCATTGACAGCGGCACATCGTTCGTCACGTTGAAACAGTTTCCGACTGCTGCTGAACCTCCGAACTTGCGCCAATACGATGTTTCGATGAATGGGTCAAACTGCGGTGGCACCATTCCGTTTTTCAAATAGAACGTGTATTGCCACGACTCCCAACCTTGTTCGCCTGGGAATGTCACGACAAGTCCTGCTTTCTTGAACAAAGCACTGTCTTTGTGCGATGAAAGCGCACCTATGACTGTTGCAAGTGTTGTGCTTTGCGTCAAAGACAGCATTTCTTTCGCGTTGATAAACAGACGCGGCGCGATGATGTTGTCAAGTTCAGTTCTGTTTGTTTCAACTGCTGTCTTCGCTTCACCGGCGGTCTTTTCTGCTTCTGATGCCGTTGCGCTTGCAGTATTGGCATTTCTGTTTGCCTGTTCTGCAACGCTGTTCGCTGTTTCTGCTTTACTGATTGCAGAATTTGCAGTCGTTGTTGCTTCGGTAGCCGCTTGCTGCGCCGATGATGCAAGTGTCTTCGCTTCACCGGCTGTTTTGTTGGCTGCTTGCGCGGTCTTCAGCGCTTCTTGTGTCGGCTGTGTAAGACCGTTTAGCAAGTCACCGATTGGAATTTTTACGCCCTCATTCTGCGCATTGACACCGAGCGTGTAAAGTCCGGCGGTCGATGTCGAGGTAGGCAATTCCGTTATTCTTTTTCTGAGGTCTGCCATGTGCTAAAATTTAGTCGTTAATGAATATCTTTGATTGGTCATTGCCGCTGTCAACGATGACAAATTCACCACTCTGATGAATGAGAAGTGAAATGCCGCGTTTGGGTCTGATGCGCAACAATGTCGGTTCGCCGTTCTGAAGCACTTCGACAAGTGCGAAGTCTTCATGTGCAAGAAGCATATACTGACCGACAGGACGATAATTCACGAAAGTCAAGACGATGCCAAATTCACACCATACTTTGCCGCTTCGCAAAATATCGAATTTCGTCACGTTCATTGACTTGTAGAAGCAATCATATTCGTTGCCGAGTGCCGCATAATAGAAGTTTCGCGTTTCCGGCTGAAGCACGACAGCAAACAAGCCATTGTATCGTTCCCAAAATTCATCAATATCAGGAGCATCAATCAGCAACTTCAGCGTCACGTCTTTAGACTTGAAGTTCACTGCCGATGCGTCATAAAAGATACCTGAAACATCTTTCGTTGATATTTTCAGGTTGTCTTTCGTGTTCGCCGCTTTTCGTATGCTGTCTTCGGAACCGTTCAAGACGTATGTGCCGAACTGACTGATGTCGATGCCGTCAACTTCAAAACCGATTTGTCTGATGCCTGTCTTGTCAAGCGGTTTGTGTGTGCCGCTTGGAATTACAGGGAAGTCATCAGAAAAGGTAAGTGTCATCTTACCGAGTTTGACGAAAGACGAAAATGCGCCGTTCTGTGTCATTCGCAAACGGTACGTCTTCTTGATTTCGCGAAACTCAAACGTGTGATATGCTCCGATAGAAAGTTCATCAAACAAGTCTTCGGCATATCGCGTGTTCGTGATGCAGAATTGTATCTGAAGCGTGCGCGTGTCAAGTTTCGGGTCTATCAAGTCAACTTCAACGCCGTCTTCTTCCGGCCAATCAGTTGTATCGACCTTTTTGAAAGCGGCAAACTGAATGAGTTGCTTGAAACCGCGCTGTTCTACAAATACGCCGTATTCAAGAAACGCATCATGTCCGTCTATGAATAACTTGTTTTTCATCTTACAAAAGCATGGTCTTTGACAGTTTTATGTACCTTTGAACGTCTGTCTGCATCTACTTTCACGACACTGTAACCTGCTGCATCAATCATTGCAGTCGCGCCATGAAGCGCACAGACGTTGTTTGCTCGCGTTTGGCTGTACTTCAGCGTTGCAGTAGTGTTTCCTATCAGCAAGACGCGCTGCACTTCTTCAAGCGTGATTTCTCCAGCGTCTATGAATACACCAAGACGCTGTGTGTCGTACTTCTTGAACTGTCTGAAAATTGACAGCGTAGGGAAGTTGAAACTTGACATAAATTCGATACCCTGCGGTGTGAAAAGAAGCTCGACAAGTTCTTCAAGCGTTTCATCGCCGTGAAACATCGTGCAAACGCGCAACTTCTGCGCTGCGTCTGCGTGTCCGGCTCTGATGCACATCTGCGCTGCGCGTGCCTTTGCTTTTCGCCATTCGGTGCGTATAGGTGTAAGATTTTCCATATTGCGGTGATTATGATTTCAATTTTATTCCCTTTGTTGTAATGTCTTCGACTGCATCTTTGACACGCTTGACTTCATCTTTCACGTCATCAAGCGTTTCTGCTGTCTTCGCTGTGTTGTCTTCGATGCCTGAAAGTTTGTCAAGTATCTGATTGCCGGTTGCGTTCAGTTCTGCGACACCCTGCACAAGCGTATATGTGTGCGACTGTATCGTTGTCAAACGTGCGTTGTTTTCGTCAACGCTGTCTTGCGATGCCGTGGCGATGCCGCGTTCTGATGCTTGACGTTCTTCATCACCTGTGAAATACTGCTTGATTTCGTCAGGCAGTTCGTCCATTATCGCTTTGAATGATGAGCCGACAGCGTTCAGGTCGTTGCTAAACTCGTCCATTGAACCGATAACGCTGTCAATACCCTTGAAGCGTCCGTCAGTGCCGAACCAACGCTGCTTATACTTGTCGAAGATTTGCCCGATAGGTTCTTCAAGCAACTTCTGTATCATCATGCGGCGCAAAATGTCAGAAACGATTTCATTCACTTTGTTTCGCCACGCTTCCATTGCGTCTTCGCCTGACTTCACAGCTTCAAAGAAAGCGTCACCGAGTTGCTTTGCAATATCTTCGGCAGATGCGCCGATGATGTCTTCAAGCATATCGTTGATGAGCGTTGCCATTTCTTCGGCAAGTTCAGCGAGTTTGTTCTTGTAGTCTTGAACCTTTCCGCTGTCAGTATGCTTCTTGCTTTCTTCTTCGTTCAACTGCTTCTGCACAAGCAACTGTTGTTCTGCAAGATTTTCAAGTTGCTTTCGGCTTTCATCGTAACGCTTCGAGCCAAGTGCCTTGTCTGCTGTGTACGATGCTTTCGCCCAATAATCAGCAATCTTCTCAACCGTCTTCGCATAGATTTCAGACTGATAGACACATCCGGCAATCCACTTCTGCCAAGCGGTCGCGTTCTGCATTACGCCGTGAAGCTTCAGCACTTCTTGACGTGCTTCAGCGTAGATTTTCTTGACCTGTTCAAGCGCGTTGCCGACATTCTTCTGAAGACGCACTGCGTCCTGATTGTCAAGTTCCCATTGCAGTTGGTCGATGCGTTCCTGAAGACGCTCGATTTCTTTCTGCTTCTTGTCATCGTTGTTGAAAAGGTTTGCGATTGCAGTTGCAATCTGCAACGCTGCGCTGATGACAGTAAGAATGACAGACGCTTTTTCAACCGTGCTGATTGATGTCGCTGTTGCCTGTGCCGTTGACTCTGTTGCGGTGCCCATTGCATCAACAGTCTGCGTCATGCCGGTTGCGACCGACTTGCCAACGTCACCGATTGCAGAAATAACGTCAGTCGTTGCATCAAGCACTTCGTCAATACAGTCAAGTGCCTTTTCCATGCCGTCTGCGATGTCATCGCTGAAGACACGCGCGAGGTTACTTGCTTTTTTGCCTACATCAGTAGCGACTTTCCCGGCAGAATTGAGGTTTGTCGCGAAAGTCTTGTATGACTTCGTGACTTTGTTTCGTGCTGTCAACGTGCGCTGTTCTGCTTTCGAGTTCTTTTCTTGCGCATTGGCAAGCGTTGTCGTTGACTTGGCAAGACGGTCGTTTGCTTCAGTCAGTTCGTAACAGTCTTGTGCAAGTTCGCCGTTGTCAATTCTTTCGATGACTTCGTTCTTCGCTTCAAGTGCTGCGCGATATTCTTCATCTGCTGCTGTCAGTTCGCGCTGCGCATCTGCGAGTTCTGCAAGTGCTGATACAAGTTCGTCCTTTGCAGAAGAAATATCTGTGAAAGACTTGTGCATCGCTGTGAACGGATTGCGCGATGCGATTTCAGTTTCCATTTGTTCAATGGCTTCCTGAAAAATCTTTATTTGTTCAACAGACATATTCTTTCCCTCTTGGGCGAAGTACGTGCGCACCTTGTCAAGCGTGAACTGAAGTGACTGCAACGACTGTTCGCCGAGATTGCCGAACACAACGTCCCAGTTGATAGTCTTCTTGAAGTCTTCTGATTTCAAGGCAGAAAATTCTTCTTCCATTTGCTTTAACGCTTCCGGCAAGAAGTCAGGAAACGCCTGACCGATAAAGCCGATTTTCTTCTGCCAATCAATCGAAAGTTGGTCAAACTTCTGATTGTATGTGCCGAAGTCGTTGACAAGTTGCTTGAAGTATTTTTCGCGAATGTCTGCCAAACCTTTCTGAAGCGCGTTGTCAATATCCAACAGACCCTGCGAATAGTTGTCTGAAATTTTCGGGTCTTTCAGCAACTCGTTCGCCCAATCTGTAAGACTGCGCTTCCCTTGTTCAGAAGCGTTCCAACTTTCTTCAGTAGCACCTTTCTGTGCCAGGTAGTATGCTTTTGTTGTGTCGCGCAATGTTTCTGCAAGTTGCATCAACTGCTGCTGCCAAGCCGTCTTTCTGTCATTCATCTGCTTGTACATAGCATTGCGCTCTTTATAATAGCCGTCTTCCATGCTGTCAATCGCTGCTTGCGATATGACTGCATTGGTACTTCTTACATATTGCGTGACTGCTTTCTGATATTCGTCAAGTGCTTTCTTCTGTTCTGTTGCCGCTTTCTTCGGGTCAAAAGATGAACCACTGCCGCTGCTGCCTGAAACTTTCTTTGATTTCGGGTCTATGTGAACAACATCGAAGTGATTTTGCTTCTGATATGCTTCGAGGTCTGCACGCTGCGCGTCCATTGCTTCTTTCCAATAGTCTGCTTCTTTTTGTGCTTCGGCTTTCATGTTTGCACGGCGTTCTTCATTGCTGTCACCGAACCAACGTGCCGGGTTATACCAACCACGGTCAAATTCGCCGTTTTCTGCTTTGTGAGCGACTTCAAGTGCTTCGACATACGCTTCAACATATTTGTTCAGCAAACCTTGCTGTACCGCTTTCATTCGTAGCATTTCACAGTATGCCGGACCACGTTCTTCAAGAACACGTTCCCACTGTTCAAGACTGTCATAATAACCGAGTGCTTCCCCATACTTCGCGTTCAGTTCATCGACTTTCTTGCGTTCCTGTTCCTTGCTGCCGTGAAAGTTCTTGCACGCTCTGATGTTGTCTTCAAGAGCGATTTTTTCCTTGATGTATGTTTCTGCCGCTTCTTCATTGACTTTCTGCAAGTCCTGTGTGTGCTTCGTTGCTTCGTCTTCTGCTGAAAACAGACTGACAACCATTGCGACAAGTTCACCGACAAGCACGACAAGTGCGCCTATACCTGTTGATATAAGCGCAATCTTCAGCAACTTTGTTGCTGCTGTCAGTGTCTTTGTTGCGACTGTGGCACCGACCATTGAACCGGTGTGCGCGTTGGTAGATGCTGTTGCAGCCTTTTCAGATGTCGCTTTCTGTGTCTGCGCTGCTGCATTGCCTTTCGTTGCACCTGTGTTCGCAATCGTTGCGTCTGTGTCTGCAATCTCTGCGCTTTCAGATGCTTCTTTCTGTACGGTGTCTTCTTGCGTCTTCTGAATGTTTTCTGCGATTTTCTTGTTCTCGTCAGAAATGACTTCAGCCGCTTCTTCAGTATGCTTGTTGAAAAGTTTCTTGACTGCGTTAAGCGTGACAAGTGAAAACGTACTGTCTTTGTTTAAGACTTGCTGAACCTGTTGCAGACCCATAGTGATAGCCATGAGCGACTGCACTTTCAGCATGATTTCGTTCAGTTTTTCGTTTTCAGCACCGAAAAGACCGACTGCGCCCTGTGCGACACTGAAAGCGCCCGACAGACCTGACAGACCTTGAATGACACCGGCAATCTGATTTTCATCGTTCGCGAAGACATTACCTGCTTGTGTTATATTACCTCGAATGTCACGCAAGCGACCGAGTTCTTCAATGATTTCGCGATAGCGACCTTTCGTTTGGTCGAGCGTGCGACCTTCGTCTTGCGCTGTCTTCACCAATAAAGCCGCTTCGGCTTCAAGTTCTCTGATTTGCTGTTTCAGTGACTGTGCTGCGCTTCCGTTCTGCTGCTTCGCTTTTGCAGAAGCAATCAGCGACTTCGTTTCTTTGTCAAGTGCTTTTTCTGCATCCCTTGCAGATGTGATTGCTTGCTTGCGTGCTGCGATGACTTCTCTGATAGCCGTCTTCTGCTGCTTCAGTTCATTGTAATGTTCGCGCATAGACGGCACGTTCGCAAACTTGTTCGCTTCAGATGATGTTTCGTTATACATCTGCGCCAACTCTGCAAGTGCTTCTTCGTTTTGACGAATTACACCATGTATCTGCGCAAAAGCCTGACCGATGCCCTCTCTCATTTCTTCGACATTGTTGATGCTCTGAAGAAAATCAATGTTGACTTCGGGAATGTTCGTAAGCAAGTCGTTTATCTTCGCGCTTTCACTTTCGATTTGTGAAGACGCATCTGATGCGCTTGAAACCATGTGGTCAAGCGCACCGTCATAGGCTGATGTGTCAATCGCCGCAATATACTGTAAATCGCCGTTTTCGCTCATTGTTAAATTTCAGTTACATCAATTTCATCTTCAAAATCTTCAAAATTGGCTGGGTTGTTCGCGTCAAGACTGTCATCATACAGTGGTGCGTCTGACTTTTCTTCAGTATCGCCAGGCATTGGCACTGCGCGTGAATAAAGAAGCGCGTTTGTGAAGCTGATTTCGTGAAGTGCGTAGTCAGGTGTCACGCCGAATGTCTTTGCAATGCCGAGAACAGTTGCCCAAATGCTGTCATTTAATCGTTCACCACTTCCGCTTTTGTCGGTTTCAGAATGTTTGCGGCGTTTAGGGAAGTGGTAATGGCGAAAAAAGTCATTATCTCATTGTCGCGAAGTCGTTTGACAATAACTTCAAACAACACGGACGGTCGCACGTTATCAAGTATCTTCTGCGCGAGTTCCGCACGTAGGTCAACAGTCTGCTTCACGCGATGCTTGCGCTTGATAAGACCGAAAAGGTGACGTTTTTCAACAGTCACTTCACGTTCTTCAGTCAGACGCTTTGAACCGAGTATCAAGACGGCTGCAAGGTCTGCAAGCATCTTGAAGTCTTTCGCTTTGAACAATGCCATGAAGATGCGCTGCTTGTCATCAACATCATCTATCTGTGGAAAGAAAGACACTATTTCTGAAGCAAGAATGAGCGTTCCAATCGTAGGCGGTGCGATGTTGTACGTCACACCCTCAATTTCAAGCGTGCTGACAGTGCGTTCCAATATGGTGGCTGCAACGCGACTTTCTATTGTTGTATATTCTGCTGCCATTGCGATGTATGTTTAATAATTGGTGCGTCATTCAGAATTGAACTGAAGTCCCGACAAACACGCTTCACCGCTTGCGTGCGTATCGTGCATGACCAACTATGCTGTGACGCAAATGCGAGTTTCACCTGCCAACTCGAAAGGGTGTCTTACCACACGTCAGCCGACTTTAAGTGCCGGCAGGAATGTCCTTGACAAACTTCGGGTCATTCCAGTCTTCTTTCTGCACCTTGAACTTCTTGTAGAATGTTCCACTTTCAGTTTCAAGAATGGTGAAAGTCAAGTCAACATACTGACCTTCCTCTTCAGAAGAACCGGGTCTGAACTTCACGTGACAACGTGCTGCCTTGATACCGGTTGCACCGATGTTCTTCGGGGTGACCTTTACAGAAAACTCACCCTGCACGATGTTCGTCTTCACGTCAAGTTCGTTGCCGTCTGATGACTTTTCAGCACCGGTGAAGAAGCCTTCTGTGTCAAAGTCCATTTCTTTGACACGTGTCGTGATAGTTGCGACAGGCTCACCTTCTTCCATTGCGACAGTCTTGCCACCTGATGCTTTCGCTTCAAGGCTTTCGCCGTCAGCGGTGGCAAGCGAGGTCGATTTGTCGTTGATAGTTCCAACACTGTACAGGTCGGTTGCCATAGCATCGCCCTCGCCTGTCTTGCCAACTTCGACACGACATTCAGACCACGACATGATAATCTTCAATCGTTTTGCCATAATTTTAGTGTATTAAGAAATTCTTTGAAATTTAATTCTCGCAACAATCAGATGCTGTTCGATGTCAGGGTTCATCGTTGAATACGGTGTGCCGTCAGACGCAATCAAGTAGTCTGTATCGTCACACGTTTCAATGAAGTCAAGTATCATCGCCTGAAGCACGCCGATACGCTTCTTGTCTGCTACCTTGCGACCGTCTTTGAAGTTGATGTCAGGAACGTACAGGTTGAGAATGACCGTGCCGCGCTGTATCTGTTCATCAGTACCTGCGAGGAACTTGACAATCAAGTCTTCGCCAGTAGCATCAGCCGGGCGCATTTCACTGCGATAGACGGTGCCGCGAATTTCCGCGCCAAGCCGACTGTTCTTGATGAGCTGATAGAAGTCGCGCTCAATCTGTATTTCTGTTTTCTTCATACGCTTTTAAGCATTTTGCCAAGAAATTTGTCAATCAATCTTTGTGCTTCAAGTTCTGCGTCAATCAGAACGTGTTTGCCACGCACGTTTTCAACGAAAGCCGCGTATTCCATTCCGGCGCAAAGTATCAGTACCACGCCGTAGGGATATTCAGTCTTCAACTTTTCAAGAAGTTCATTGCCTGCTGCAACTCCGGCACTGCCGTCACCGACTTTTCCGCTTTTCTGCACAGGTGCGCCGTACTGCTTCACTGTACCGTTTGACAGCACGATGTAACCGATAGAACTGCGAAGATTGCCTGTGATGTCATTGTAGTCACCCATTTCACGCGCAATCTTGATGCACTGTTCGCCGATGTAGCACATATTCTTGACAAGCAAGTCTATGAGTTTGCCGCGCCCAAGTTCCAACTTGTCGCGCAACTTCTTCACATCGGTGCGTGATACGATTACACCTTTGTATTTGCCGTGAAACTTCGTTGACTGTGCCATATTGCTTCAGACCATGATTTGAAAGCGTCCTTGCGTAACAAGCGGCTCACTGCATATCACACGGTATTCGCCAAGCGTTTCAGCACCGCGCATCAAACTGATGCGCTTGATGCTTTCATAGTTCATCTTCGCATCGGCTTCAAGAAGAATGATGAATGAAGCAATTCTAAACTCACCGTCTTCATACGCGCCTTTGCGATTATCAGAATTTGTCTTGATGCTGCAAGCAATCGCATCGCTCCACGTTTCAGTGGGCGCGATAGGTTCGCCGTTTTCATCAATGTCACCAGGCGAAAGTATCTGATATTGTAGTATGCCGTTCGTTCTCATTTACCACAGATTTGTTGCATCTGAAATTGTTCTTTTGTCTTCACTGAGTAATTCATCAGCATCGAGACCGTAGATGTCACACCAATAATTGAGCGACTTTTCAACCGCGTCTTGCATGACAGATGTAGAAACAGACCCTTCAGACCTTGATGCTTCCACATAGCCACGCACAAGCGCGACAGCACAGCGAAAGATTGTTACGTCTTTCGGCTGTGCTTCTGCGTCTGCGTCAACACCTTCATTGAATAGCGTCAGTTTCAGAACTTCGCTATCAGGATAGAACGTGTTGGCAATAGCGGTGCAAAGTTTGCTCAATGCTTCGATGTTCGTCACGACTTCTTCGTTTTAAGAGTATAGATGCCGTTGATTTCAGTGATGACAGGAAGTGATATGCTTTCCGCTTTGGTGAACTCAACACCGTTGCTTCCCTGTGTTTCACCAACGCCCCACTGCGATACGCGAATACGCCCCTGATTGCTGTATGCAACACCGCTTTCAGGCTTGATTTCGTTGTTCGAGTAGGCTGTCTTGATGACACCAAGTTTGCCGGCTGGTACGAATACCATGTTTTCTTTCACCCAAGGTTCATATACACTTGTCTGTGTGCCGTTCAGAATACGCACCTGTCTGCGGATAGGCTCGAAGACTGGGAAGCCGTTAGACTGCATCCATTCGTTCAAGTCACGCGCAAGCAAGATGCTTGAAGACTTGTCGCTGCCAAAAATCATCTTCTTCATCTGCTTGCTGCGACAGATGTAACTGATGATAGATGGTGAACACAGAACCTTATCAAGAACAACCTTGTCCTGTGCTGCGTCAAGAATTGCCTGAATGTCTTCAAAGCAATCGACAGTATCAAGGTTCTCCTGTGTCCAATCGGTTGTGACAGTTGCGATGTTCTCACCCGGCTGCTTGTAGTCGATTGTACCACGCACACCACCTTCGGGGTTCGTAGTTTCGTCAAACTCAAATACACCGCCGTTAGACAGCGCACGCAAGAAAATCATGTCGAGCTTTCCGTGAACTGCACCGACAACGGTCATAACGTCACCCCACATGAGTTTGATAAGTTGCTGCTTCTTCGCTTCGTCAGAAATTGACTTGCTGTCAAGAAGCGCGAGTATTTTACGATACGTCTGAATAGTCATCGGCAGTGTCAGTGCATGATTTACCATGCGCTCACGCATTGTCTGAAGACCGTCAGACCCGATGATGCTTTCTTTCGCATCTTCACCGATAGTCGGTGCGGCAATCGTGATGTTGTACTTGCCGATAATCTCCTCAAAGTCAAGGCTGATAGTAGGCAAGTCCCAATCAAGGAAGCGGTCATAAAGCACTGTGTCAAACAGTCGCTTGTGTGCTTCTGAAGCCGCGTCAAAGCGAATTTGCACGTTGCGTGTCAGTTCGCCATAGATAGAGCTGAAGAATACTTCGTCCATTGTTGTGATGCTTTACTGTTTGATGAAAATGATGTTTGGATTGTTTTTCAGCGCAACGCCCTGAAGCCATTCTTTGAGAATAGGGAACTGAAGCGATGGATAAAGCACTACTGCTTCAAAGGCAGCGTCAAGCGTAGGAAGACCCTTGCCGTCAAACTGCTTGTCTGCACCGACAACCATGTTCGGTTCGCAAACTGCTTCAACAGTCGTGGTTTCACCCTCGACAGACTTGCCTTCAACAAGCACGTCATCTTTTGCGATGCCTGTGATAGCCTTTGAAAGCGTAAGAACATCATACGCGCTGTTTGTTCTGTCAACCTCGTTGACTGTGACAAGTGCCGGTGCCGCATCGCCGTACTTGAATACGTTGTCACCCTTTGTGAAATAGTGACCTTTGGGAACGCGCACTTTCGTAGTCGTTCCACCGTCAAGCACTGAAGCAACTTTGCACACGGTCGCACTCATTTCATCGAAGTTGACAAAGACCGGTGTCGCACGGCGAACGACTGTGCCAGGTGCAAATTCCTGTGTGGGTTTGAAACCACCGGGAAGCATCTTACATTCGCCACGCCAAATTTCAGGGAAGCGACCCCCGAAAGACTGCTTTTCAAATGTGATAGCCATGTGTCTGAAATTTGAAATTTGTGAAACTTCGGGTCTGTCTGTTAGTCGGGAAGTCCTGCCGCCCACGACTTCGCATCTTCTTTTGCTTGCGTGAGGTCAATTTTACCGGCTTCATGCGCCTGACCCTTGGGCATGAGAGAATTGTTGACAAGTTCTTGCTTGAAGTTCGCAAGTTCAGCGTCAACGTCTGCATCTTCAGCGATGCTTCCGATGATACGCTTCACCATAAATTCCGGAATACCGAGCTTCTTTGCCTTGTCGGCGATTGTTGTTGCCCTTTCGGTCGCTGCTTTTTCGGCTTTCAGGTCGTTGTTCTCTTTTTCGAGAGCCGCGATGCGCTGGTCGTTGCTTTGCTGATACTGCTTGAACCAAGCGGGCATTTCAGTGTCGCTTTCGTCCTCTCCGTCACCCTCGTCTTCAGATTGTTTCTTGGTAGATGACTTGCGCGTCTTTCTTGTGATTTCTCCCTGCATCGCCTTTGCATAGGGAACAAGCAAATCCGCTTTTGCGGCAATTTCTTCGTCAGTTGACTCGTCTGTGAGTTCTGAAGAACCGAGTTCTGTCAGTTCTTCAAGTGCTTTCTTCGTTAAACCAAAAGACTTGCACTTCGTCTTTAAGACTTCAAAAAGTTTCGTGTTCATTGCAATGAATTTGTTTGATGTACAGATGTCTATGCGCAAAGGTACTCATATTTTCTGAAATAGTGGCTAACAGACACCATAAAATATGAAAAATTTTATTATGGTGTAAATCGTTATGCCACAGACATTACCACACCTGTGAAGTGGTTTTCTTGGATTTTTCTGCCATTTTTTTGCTGAAAAAGTTGCCTATTCGGGAAATTGGCTATATCTTTGCATCGCAAATCAGATGTTTAACAAACACCAAACAAAAAAAATCAACGCAATGAAAGCAACAGAAATTATCATCGGTACACGTTATGATTTGTCAGGTGACATCGTAAATGGTCGCAATACAGACGGCACGCAAAGACTGTCACATGAACACGTAGTCAGAAAGGTTGTCAGTGTAACTTCTACACGCATCAACTGTGAATGTGGTCGTTCATTCGTCATCAACGACAATCTGAAAATCGAAAAAGTAAACTTCTAAATCATCAACGCAATGAAACCCGAACACATCGCTGAAGCAATCAGCATCATCAGCAAAAGCAATTCAATCAAAGTGTCGTTCAACGTGCCTATAAAAGACAACTATTCGCACACATACGCGATACTTATTCACGAAAGCAACGCATCAGCAATCAATCAACTTGTAAATGCCGGCTTTTCGCTTTCAATGACACAGAAAGGTCTGTCTGTAGATAAATTCTAATAAACAATTAAAATATCAACGCAATGATTACAGAAACAACAATCGAAAACAAGTTCTTTGACTTTGACAAGGCAAAGGTTCAGACGCTCTCACTCGAACAATTAGAGCGCACGCACAAGGAAAATGATGTGTACGGCAATCCGCTTCGTGGCATCTATCACTTTCAACTTCTTCAGACACTCATCAACGAGTGCAACACACTTGGCTACAATGTAGAAGTGTACGACCTGTTCGCTGCACAGAACAAAGACCGCAACACGCCCGGTGTCGTGCTGCTTCCGCAAGTAGAAGCACAGTACGGACAGCGTGCTGTTGAAGCGCACATCTTGCGCCGCGTCTTCGCAAACATTCGTATCACAGACTTCGATGATGAAGAAAAAACGACCAATCTTGCAGTCGCTTTTCATCAGAAAGGCATACAGGTCGGCTTCGGAAATATGGTCAAGATATGCCACAATCAGACAATGCTGTGCGCTGACAAGTACATCGCTACATACAGCGAACGCGGCAACGGTCGCGGTGAACCTGTCACCATTCCGCAAGTCATAGATATTGTGAAGTCTTGGCTTGTAGATGCGCGTCACATCATCGTCACAGAGCGCGAAAAGATTGAGCGCATGAAGTCAATCGAAGTCGGTATGCAACAGATGTTGCTTATCATCGGAATGCTTACCGCTATTCGCGTGAAGTGTGACACAAGCATTTCATCAATCAAAGAAAACCGCGTCTATCCGCTTAATCAGGCACAGATTTCACGCTTCACTGAAAGCCTGATGGTGAAGTCGCAAGAACTTGGTGGAAGCATCAGCGCATGGGACTTGTACAACGCTGCGACTGACCTGTACAAAGCCGACAGCATGGACATACCGGCTATATTGCCACAGAACCGCGCTTTGGTTCGCTTCCTTGACGAGCAATTCAATCTGAATGTATAAACTATCATCGCACGTCTGCCAACACGGCAGGCGTGCTTAAAACTAAATCACAATGGAAATTAAAGTCAACATACCTAAAAACGAATACAGACAGCCGACAGAAGTACGCGCTGAAGTAGTTCAAGCAATCTGTGAAGCGTTCATCAAAAAGACGTGCGGTTCAACATTTCACCCATACGCCGGAAGCAACAACGGAAGTCGCAATGCGAAACTTTGGCTGTTCAAGCAAAATGGCAGCGGATATGCGCCCAGTTTTACCACACACGAATACGCACATCGTGACGCACAAGAAGCCGAAAAGAAAGGAAAGGAATACATCATGTATCGTATTCGCGGCTGTGAAATGAAAGCGGCGTTTGACGCGCTTCAGAAAGCCGGTTACTATATGTTCCGGTGCTACCATTACGGTTCCTGGTTAGGTTACGACTGCGGAACTAAACCTGAAATGATGCTTGGCACACAGCATTGTGAACGTGTTACTTCATTCAACGATTTCATTGATTAACGTATAATAGAAAATGGAAAACTTTATCATAAAGACAGACGGCTCAAAGCACGTCATCGCACCCAAGAACGGAAAGAAGTTTGAACTTGAAGAACTGCAAGAACTTGTCGGCGGTTACATTCAAGTCATCAGACTTAACAACAAGGACAATCAGTGCATGATTGTCAACGAAAACGGCAAACTGTACAACATGGCACACAATGCTGAAGCATCAATCATCGCGCACAGCGCAAAAGCAATCTTCGACTGTGACTATATTGTCGGCGATGCTGTCATCATCAATTATGAACAATTAGACTGATACGACCATGAAGAAAGCAATCATTCTGAAGACCGGCGAAGTCATTACGGTCTATGATAGAAAGTTTGAAGTCGTTGACTTCGGACACATATACGTTGCACTTGATGCTGTGAACAACGTCTTTGACGCTGAAGAACTGCACATCATCGAAGACACACAGGCGTTCATCGAAGAAAATCTGCCTGACTACAACACAAATGAAATGGTCGCGTTGAGCGATGATATTCAGTGCTGTCTTGACAGTGAAGCGACTGACAACAAAATCGCGAATGTCATCAGTCAGTGCGGACGGCACGTTGAAGATTGGCAGTGCGCACAGATACGCATCGACCGTGAACTGCTTGAAGAAGCTACACGCAATTTCATATCACAGAAAGCAAAGGCGTGACGTTCCTCGCGATTTGACGTGTTCAGTTGATAAATTACTCATTTATTGATGATAAACGCGCCAAATCGCGGGAAATTCCGTAACTTTGCATCATTAAATTCAACGCAATATGGCTAAACAGAAAATCGTTCATCTACATCTGAAGATACCAATTGACAACAAGACAGATTTCTACTTCGGTAGTATCAAAGCAATCTTTGACTTCGTAACTGAAGCAACAATCGGCATCAGGTACAAGTCACTGACAAATGCGCTTCGCGGTCGTGACTTCTATGACAACAAGCACTGCACCGTGCGCATTAGTTCACTTATTACAAAACAACAGACTAAAAACAGAACTTTATGATTGGTGCAATTATCGGTGACATTGTTGGTTCTCGCTTCGAGTTCAACAACACCAATAGAAAAGATTTCAAACTGTTCACAAAAGAATGTGACTTCACAGATGACACTATCTGCACAGTCGCTGTTGCAGATGCGCTTCTTCGCGATGTATCTTTCAAAGACAGCCTGCTTCATTGGTGTGAAAAGTACCCTAATCCAATGGGCGCATACGGTTGTTCTTTCAACAAGTGGCTTCTTTCATATATACATGAACCGTACAACAGTTTCGGAAATGGGTCTGCTATGCGTGTATCACCGTGCGCATTTGCAGCTCGTTCTGATGCTGAAGCGATGCGTCTTGCTTATGACAGTGCTGCTTGCACTCACAATCACGCTGAAGGTGTTATCGGTGCCATTGCGACTTCCCTTGTAATTCGTGCGCTTTCAGCGTCATGTGGTAGCGAAGTATCTGCACGCACAGATGCTGAAAGCATCATTTCGACATATTATGGTAAGAATTGGAGAAATTATCTTCCCGAGCGCGGTTACTTCGATGTAACGTGTCAAGGTTGCGTTCCTCTTGCATATTATATCATCGACAACAGTCACAGTTTTGAAGATGCGATACGCAACGCGGTCGCATACGGTGGTGACAGCGACACGCTTGCCGCGATTGTCGGTTCAATGGCTGAAGCATTGTGGGGAGTTCCTGAAGAACTTAAAGAACAAGCGTTCGCGTATTTGCCGGAAGAAATGAAAGAAGTGATAAATCAATTCTACAAGAGAATAGCATGAAACAAAATTTAGAAAATATAAAAGTTGATGATAAAGTTATCTTTTCAACAGGTAGTTGGCATATTACAACAAGAATAGAAAAGGTTACAAAAGTCACATCTAAACAATTTGAAGTTGGTGCATTTCGTTTTTGGAAGAAAGACGGCTCTATGATTGGAGATAAGTTCACCGTTTGCAGACTTGCGACACAAAAAGACATAGACGATTTCAAAAAAGAAAGTCATCGCCGTTTTTTGACGAGAAAGATTTGTGACTTCTTCAAGTATTACGAACAAGTAAATTCGTTGACTGACGAAGACAAGGAAACGATTGTAAACATTATAACTAAATATGAAGAAAGATGATTTACTGAAGTTCTGCCGGTACTATCACGGCGAAAAGACTTGCAAAAGCACTGACAAAGACGTTCAGATGCTGTTCAACATTGAACGAATATGGATTGATAGAATGACTTCTGAAGAAAGCAATTTTGAAGAACTACTCGATGAATATGTCACGTTTGGTCTGACTGAGTTTTGCGAAACAGATGATGTGCCGGTGACGTTGAAAGCACTTCTGTTCAACCGCTTTTCACAGTACAACGACCGCATTGATGTTGATGCTTTCAAGACGTGGTACAAGAAGCATTACGATTGACAAACTGATTTCACAATCAATTCTTTCACAAAGAAAGCTGCACCGTTTATCACGATACAGCTTTCTTTTTTTACTTGAATTTGCAGTAAAAACCGCCTGACCCAATTTCAAAACTTTCAATCGGTCGCGGATATTGCGACAGAACTTCACAGTCGATATACCACTGACCTGATTTATATTCCGCTTTAGTGATACGGAACTTTGTTCCACGTTGCAGAATAATTTCGTTTTCATGCGTTGTCAATGGCTTCGATGAACCGTCCCAAGACTTACCAGGTGTATATATTCCGTTGTCGTGCTTTCCTCCAAATTCAGAAAACGGTTCTGCGTATATCAATCGCGTCTGCTTCGGACAATATATGTTCAGAATTACAGGCTTTGAACCGAAGTATGTGCTTTTGTTGTTTCCACAAGACATGAAACTTTCATCTACACCAATGCGTCCGACAAGTGCTGACGGGTTGCTTTCATAGACTGATAAATCAGGGATGCCCCAACGATATTCAGCGCACCATGCACCTTCATCGCGCTTTATCCAAATGTCATGCGTACAATAGCATCGTGATATGATATTTGTCATTTGTTCAACATCTCTTTCACTTTCGTCTTTTCGCGATGTATAGTAATGATAATATCCTTTAATAGCTCGAAGTGGTTCTGTTATGTAAGAACTTCCAGCGGTGTACTGATGCAATGCTTTCTTTTCTTCTGCTGAAGCGGCAAGCCATTGTGCTTTGGTGTTCGTTTCTTCAAAGTAGAAGTCATTCGCATCTGTGTCGTTCTTGAACCATTTTGCCGCATCTTTTCGTTCTTGTGTTCGTGTATCATCATCGAAGTCTATCTGATTTAGGTTTGTAACACCTTTGCCTTTCTTTGCATCGCGACGTGCCTGTGCTGCTTCGAGTGCTGCCTTTTTCTTCTCTGCTTCACTGACATACATTTCTGCTTCAAACAAATTGTCACTTGTCAGATTTGTTTCTGCCTGTGCAATTAGTGATGCAAGTGTTGTCGCTTTTGTGTGCGCTGAAAGATACGTCTTCAGTATGTTGAGTTTCGCTGTCAACTCATTTACTTTCTGCTGATGCTTAACCTTTGCCAATTCTTGCATATATGCCGACTGCGAAACTTTCCATGTCGGGTAAATGCTGTGCGGTTTCAGATATGTCGGGTCACATACATACTTGATTTCATTTTCAAGTTTCTTGATTTGCTTGTCAATAGGCAAAGATGCAATCTGTGCAAGTTTGTTCTGCACTGCATCGTGTGCTGCTTGAAGTTCTGACACTGTGAATTGGTCTGACCACTGCTTTGCGTTCGGGATAACTGAAGACATTGACTGAAGTTGCTTCTTGATTGCCACAATCTGCTGTGCAAGTGCGCGTGTCTGCGTGTCGATTGCAGACAAGTTGCCTGTCTTCAGCGCGTCATTCAAAGAAGTGACTGCATCAGTGTCAACAGTGAAGTCTTTGTACTTCGATGTGACACCGATGACATTGCTTGCCGTCTTCTTGATTTGCTGCTGCTTCTTCGCCATGACCTGTGCAAGCGCACGTGTTTCGGCATTGATGATTGCCGTGTCACCTGACTGCACCGCCGCTTCGAGTGCAACAGTATCAAGACCGAAGTCTGCAAAGCGCGTGGTCGCTGTTTTAAGCACGTTCTGCGCTGTCTTGTTGATGCGTTCGATGCGAATACGTTCCGCTTCCGCTGCTTTCTTTTCAGCCGCGATGCGTTCTTGACGCTCCTGCCACTTCAGACGTATCGCTTCTTCCTGTTCAGGCGTGCGGTTCGCGTGACGCTGTTCTGCGATTTCAAGCGGCGTCAGTTGCTCCTTCGGGTTCAAGATGTCCTGTACTGCGTTGAAGTTGTTCCGCACAAAATATGGGTCAGTACCGATGTCGTGCGATGCAAGTATCTTGTCTTCGTTGTCGCGCACCCATTCTTTGAAGTTTTCAGGATATTGCGTGATGCGCTTTCCGCGTGGCTTGTATTCTTTGCCCTCAAGCATCGCTTCGTTCATCTTCTGTATTTCTTCTTCGTCCATAAGAATTGGCGTGACGAAACAGAAGCATTGAGGATGCCAGCCGTCAAAGACAAAATCGGGTGGATAGTCACCGGCTAACTTGTCACAGATGTCTTTCTTCGGGTGATTGCGCGACAACTGCACGCGCTGACCGAGAACAAAGTCCATTTGCTGCCAACGTGTGTTATCTGCACGCCTGTACGCGATATTCGTTTCTGTGCGTGCTACACGCATAGCGTTCTGCGCTGAAGACTTGTAATAACCGGGACCCGTCCATTCGTCCTGATAACTGTCTTTGTCGTAGTCTATGAAATGCACTTTGCCGTCTTCACCGATGACACGCTTCTTCCACTTGCGCTTCCATTCGCCGGTTGCAGGGTCTTTGTATCTGAAGCGGCGAAACATCAGGTCAGGGTCGTTCAGATACTTGCGCACGCTGCGCGACATTGTTGCTGCTGAAGTACCGTCACCGACCGCTACTGTGATAGCCACTTCCATTTCATCGCGTAGTTGTCTGCACGACTTCCATACGCGCTGCGATAGGTTCAGACCCTTTTCGCTGCGTGCTATGAAAGCCGCCATTGCTGCTTCATTGCGCTGCGTCCAGGCAGAAAATTCAGGCGTTTCAAGTGCTTTCTTGCCAAAACAAGACTGAACAAGTTTGTCACATTCCGCGTTTGCTTGCGCCCATTCAAGTTTGACACCTGACTGTATCGCCATAGTCGCAACGCTGTGAAGTTGTCGAAGAAGACGCTCGACTTCGTGCTGTTTCTTAATACCGACAGTATCGAACGAGAACATTTCACCGTCTTCAAGTGTAGGCAGCGACTTGTTCAGCGCAAGAATTTCGTTCACGGTAGCCGCGAACAACGTGCGCACACGTTCTGCATACGCTTCTGTGCGTCTGATACGCGCAAGCGTGTTCTGCTTCGGGTCATTGTCACTTTTCTTTGCCATAGGGTAGGATTATGAATTGTTCGTCTTCTTCATCATCATCGTCTTCGTCTGCTTCCCCACAGTCTTCAGCCGGTACATCAGATGCGTATGCTGTGAAGCCGCACGCGCGGCGTGCCTTGTATTCAGCACCGACATAGATGCTTCTGAAGACAGGCACACCGAAAATGTATAGTGTCGTTACTTCACCCGATTTTGTTTCTTTGGTATATTTGCAGATGACTGACTTCATCATTCTTCAGACTTCTTTTTCTTCTTGTTATCTTCTTTCTTCTTGCTTTCATCGCCGTCTTCTTCATCTTCTTCATCTTCGCTTCCGTCACCATAAGACTGCGCACCGGCACCGGCTGCATCGCCGAAGATAGACATTTGCTGCTGCTGTCTTTCTTCCTGTTCTGCTTTCAGACGTTCAAGTTCGCGTGTCACGTCTTTCACAAGTGGGTTCTGTTCAACAGACGTTTCGCGTGACTGAATACCGCCGTCATACGCTTTCAAGATGTTATCAATGTCATCAGACACATCTTCGCCGAACGGTTCTTGAAATTCGTGACCGATGCTTGCTTGTTCGCACTGTCCGTGAAGCGACACATCAAGCACGTTGCCGATGATAGCAAGCACAAGCGATGCTGTGCGGTCAAGCAATTCATCGTGCTTTTCCTTTCGCTTTGATGCTTTGATGTCAGCCAACATCATAACCGTGCGAAGTGCTTTTGCAGACAGCGTTGAAAGCGACTTCAGCGTGTCAAGCGTGATGTGCGGTGTGAAACTGTTAGTCAGTATCTGATTTTGCAGCCATTCGATTTCGTCTTTCTTCGACTCCGACGCACTGTCCCAAGTGACATAGTGCATCGCGTCTGTTGTCTTCTGTCCTGACTTCACATAAAGCGATTTGCCGACTGCATCTTTTTCAGGCAAGTTCTTGATTGCATCTGCATCGAAGACTGCAATCGGTTCTGCGAAGTAGTCGTTTGTGTCCGCTGCGCGTGAAGCAATCATTTCTTCGCGCTCGATAAGCGGTTCAACGCCGTGCCATTCTTTTTCTTGCTGAAACAGAATGATTGGTATCTTGCCTATCAGGTTCGGTTCTTCTTCAACGTCCCAACCGAGCATACCATGCTTGCAGCGGTATATGATTTCGGGCGTGAAGATGTCGAAGTGTTCAACGACCTTGTTTTCTTTCTCGCGCACGCGATAGCCCCAAGCGACACTGATAAGGTTTTCATATTGGTCAAAACGTGTGTATATGTCATCGCCCTTGCTTTTGGCAAGCACGCGAATTTGCACATCGGGTTCTCCTGTCTTGTCATCCTTGAAGACGCGGAACAACATCGCGCTTTCTGTTTCTGCTCCGGCAATACGCTTGCACTCGCGTATCTTGCTGTCAAAGCGCGTGCGCTTTATCACATCTTGGAACTTGTCGAAGACTGCATCTGTGCCGTCTGACAGTTGCGACCACTTGACAGGTCTGCCATACAGGAACACAAGCGCGATTTCGTTGATGTACTGCTGATATGGAATTGGCAACTTCGCGACTGACACTTTCTTGCGCATCTTGCCTTTCTTGTCAGTCAGGATTTTGTCTTCACGCAACATTACGCTGTGAGTGCGTATGTTGTATTCTTTCATCGCTGCAAGTGCCTGTGCGCCGTTAGTTGTCATCTGACTGCGTACTGCGTCAATGTCACCCAGTGCAAGCAACTCGTCAAATTCTTGCTTTCTGCCAAGAATTGAGTTCATCGAATTTCGTAGAATGTCGAATAATACCATTTTGATTTGATTTTTGAATGTTAGACGATATTGATGTTGTCATAATCTATGTCATCATCGTCTTCGTAAAGGTCATTGATTGCATAGCCGAGTATATCGACAAATTCATCATGCGGTGCTGCCGGAAAGGCGCACACCTGGTCAAGAAAGTCTTCGTTCCAAGACCCTTCAACGATGAAGACACGCCCACACTCAATGCGCGGTGACACAACACGCAATCTGACTTCTTTGTCATCAACAGGCACAGGCGTTTCAGTGACGTTCAGCGTTGACACTTCGCGAAGCATCTGAACGACACTGATGCCGTTTGCCTTTGGCTCAATATGCAAGACAGACTCTTTGTTGCCACAATGAGCGGCGATGTATTCAGGTAAGAAGCGCAACAGGTCGGGCATTTCTTTCCACACACTCTGCGCGTCATACAAGTATATGTTCTGACCGATGCGACACGCTGCAAGAACTCCTGACGGGTCGTTGTCGCTTTTCTGCTGCTTCTTCTTGTACGCTGTATCAAGATAGAAGTGCATCGGTTCACGGAAGCGAAGCGCGGTAAAGTCTGCGTAACTGATTTTGCGGAACCAATCACGCTTCACGATGTTACCGCCCTCAATGGTCGGTCGCTGCTGATACAGCGCACTAAATTCACGCGGCGCACGCTTCTTCTGCTTCTGAAGTTTCTGAAGTGAGTGCTTTTGAGGCCATAGCGCATCACCGATATGTCTTTCAGACTGAAGTTCGCCGTCATGCTCCTTTTCACAGATAGCCGGAATGACAACGACTGTCCATTCTTCGGGTTCTGCTTTCAGCAAGCGACCTGCAAGGTCATCTTCATGCCAGCGCGTCATTATGAACAACTGCTTGCTGTCATTGTGAAGACGTGTTGAAAGAACGGTGTTGTACCAATTCCACACACGCTGACGATAAGTGACGCTGTATGCTTCAGTGGCATCTTTCACAGGGTCATCAATGATTGCGATGTCAACCGGTGTACCTGTCAGACCGCCGCCGACACCTACTGCCTTGTAGAAGCCGCGATGTCCTACGGTTTCAAAGTAGTCAACATTGCGAAGATAGCCGCGTGAAGATTTGTCGTTGCGCTGCGTCATGCTTCCCGACAGGTATGTGTCCGGGAATATAGTCTGATATTCTTCGCTGTCAATCGTTCGTTGTATCGAACGGCTGAACTGTTCTGCGAGGTCTGAAGAATATGAAGAACCGACAATCTTCAAGTCAGGGTCACGCCCCAACGCCCACGCCGGAAAGTTTCGCGATATGATTTCAGACTTGCCGTGCTGCGGCGGCATGAAAAGCATCAACTTCTTGATTTTGCCTTCAAACAACTTCTGACAGTAGTCTGCGATAAGAATGTGAAACCATTCTGCCTGATACTTCGGGTTCGCATATCCAAGAAAGCACGCAAAACGCTTCGGCGCTTCAAGCCGTAACTTGGTGCGCCGAAGTGTCATCAATCGTCTTTTTCTTTCTTGTTCTGTTATCATCGCTGTGAAATGCTTTACTTCATGTCGAGTTTTTCAAGACGCTTGATTTCTGCGTCAATATCTTCTTCGCTCATGTGTTCGTCTGCGTCACGCTTCGACACTGCGATATTTTCTTTCAGACCGAGGTCACGCGCAATGATGTTCGCGTTGTACAGACCCACGACCGCGCCGTCAAACTTCGTGTCGTAACAGTATTGCGTGATGCGTTCGATTACCGCTTCATAGTCTGCGCCACGCTTTCCGTGCGGAAGCGAATACCACCACTGATGCGTCATGCCAAGCCACCGCGTAACAAAGTCAAGTATCTTCGGCGGTCTTGCATACCGCTGTGTTCTGCGCTGCTGTCTGCGTTCGTCATTGCTTGTCTGATAGCGGTAGTTCGTTTCGACTTCGATTTGATTTTCTTCGAGGTCTGCGATGTACTTCTTGAACTCTTCGGCAAGGTCTTCAGGCGAATATCGTGCTTTGCGACCGCGAAGATTTTCAAAAAGTCGCTTTGTGTCAGGATAGAAATGTGTCATATCTTGTTACTTTTTAGATTTTGCGACTTCTGTTTTTCCGATATATTCAAAAGACACGGTCAGTCTGTTGCGTGAAAAAGACCCTTTCAACTTCGCTGTTCGTACACCGCCGGAAACGCGACCGATGCGCGTTGTCTTCCACTTCGGGTTGTTTGCACGGCTGTGTATCATTGCAGGGTTCGATGTCGTGCTGATGAATGTCTTGCCCTCGTCACAGAATAGTTCTGCGATTGCGTCACTGAAGACGGTACCGATACCAACGCCCTGAAAGTCGGGAAATACGACTGTACGATGTTCTTTCCATGTGTTCTTCTTTATCGGGTGTGGGAATGGCAGTGCTGCACAGAAAGCGCACAAGTCACCGTTGCAAGTTGCGATGAAGACACGCGCTGCATGATTGAAGTTATAACTCAGATAGTGATGCTTCTTAAAGACGTTCCAAAAGTATTCTTTTCGTTTGGTCTCGTAGATTTCGATGCACAGTCCTGGTCGATTTTTTTTTTGCGCTTCAGCGTCAAGCAACTGAAACGTCATGTCATCTGTATTGAATACCCAGTCAGGCATCAGCCAGTCCTGCACGTCATAGTGACACGTCACTGCGATGAACTTCTTGTCTTGCCGTCTTATTGCTTTCTGAATGGCAAGCGAGGAAACACGCGCCACGTTGCGGTCAACTACTGAAGTAAATTCATCGAAGACAAACATATCACGCTTTTCAAGAATAGCGCGTGCGATGTCACAGCGCATCTTTTCACCGTTAGACAGAACTGCATACGGTTTCAGCCAACTTGGAGGACTGCTGAAGCCGACAGCGGTCAGCGTTGCTGCGATTTCTTTCACGGTCGCACCTTTTGGCATATCGTCAAGAATGTTGTCGTGCGTCCAATCGAAGCCGTTGATGATGTCTGCATCAAACAATTCGTGCGCAATAGTAGTCTTACCGCTACCACTGCGCCCGACAATCAGACCGATGTTCCACTTGTCAGGCAGCTCGATGTTGCCTGTGAAGTGTTCTGTGACGTGCTGCTGTTGTAGGTCGTAAGTTCCGATGATAGACTGCACGCGAAAACTATCAGTCGGCTGTGATGTTCTTACAATGTCAAAACTCGGCATGAATATCCTTGGTCAATTAGTTTGTTATACAGTAGTTCTTGTTCTGCTTCATCTGCACAGTCGATTTCTATCTTGTACGACTGACCGATTTGGTCTGACAAGTCTTTCTTCTCTTCTTTGGTCGGAACGTCAAGCCCCCAATCGTCAAGCATATCGTCCGGCCACTCGTTTGCAAGCAAGTCCCAATTCCAATCACCGAAACCGTTGTTGTCGATGATTGTGTATGCCCGAAGACGCTCAACAGGTGTGTCAACAGGTATGATGACCGCCGGTGCTTCAGTGTGCCCAAGTTCTTGCATCGCTTTGTAGCGCATATTGCCGCCGATGATGATGTACTTGCCTTTGCCGATTGGATAGACAAGCAAGCTGCGCCATGCGAGCATTTCGGGGTATTCTTCGATATTCTTCTTCAGTTTCTCAAACTTCGCTTTCTTGATTGAACGTGGGTTCTGCGGCAGTCCGTCAAGTTGCCCCGTGTTCGGTTCAATCTGCGACAACGGAAGCATTATCAGTTCTTTGTTGAAGTCTTCTTTGCTCATTGCGTTCTGCTTTTGATGATGATATTTTTTAATGACTGCAAAAAATTGATGCCGCCAAAGCGTAATGTTCTGACAGAACACGTCTTTTGCATACTGCAAAGGTAATAAAAAAGTAGTGTTTGTTAGACATTACTTTGGGGAAAAATAAAAAACTGACAGAATTTTCACGCTTTTCGGGTCTGAAAAACGTATTTCTTTACAAGTTCGATGAAGTCTTCAACGCTTCGCACGATTGCATACTGATAGCCTTGCGCTTCGACTGCTTGCTGAAAACACTTCTGACTTGACTGTTGTCTGCCTTTTTCTGTCTTGAACTCGATGCACAGACCGTGATACTCGCTGTTCGGGTATAGAAACAACACATCAGCGACACCGGCTGTGACACCTTCTGCTTTCATTATCTTTGCTTCGATGCGTCTGCGTGAGCCACCGTTCGGAACGGCAAACATCAGCATTGCAAGGTCAGGAAACTGAAGTCTGAACCAAGTGAAGCACGCTTGCTGTATATGACTTTCGATGTGTTTCATTGTCACGGTGATTTAGAACGGTAAATCGTCATCTTTCGGGTTTTGCGCTTGTGGTGCTTGATAACCACTTGCGTTGTATTGACCCGAAGACACGCTGTTGTTCGGTTGCACGTCAGATGTGTTTGTTTTTTTATCAAGAAGTTGGAAGTTGTCACCGATTATTTCTGTGACATAACGCTTGATGCCGTCTTTGTCTTCATAACTTCTTGTGCGCATCTTTCCTTGAACGAAAAGCGATGAACCGCGATGTACATAACGACCGATGACTTCAGCCGGTTTGCCGAAGAAGACGATGTTGTGCCATTCAGTACGGTCTTCGACCTGAGTGCCGTCTTGTCGCTGATAGCCGCGTTCAGTTGTCGCGATAGCAAAACTTGCCATTGCAGTATTGCTTTGCGTCTGAATGATGCGCGGTTCATCGCCGACAAAGCCGATGACTGTTGCTTGATTGAATGTTGCCATATTAACTGCTGTTATTTGATATATCGTTGTATATATTAACTTGAAGTTATCGCGTGCGTGTGTATGCGCCTGCGTGTGAGAGAAACAGACGCTGTTCAGACATTGTTCATCAGCGTTGCAGAACCTTGTGCGTATCGCAACGGCGTGAAGTGTACGATGACACCGTTGAAAGTCGCGTCTTGCTTGTTGCGCTGCTTCCAAAAGAACCAATCTTTGAAGTCATCGACAGTCGTGCCGTCATTCTTGGCAAGTCGCTCGATTTCGTCTGCCGACAGATGTCTGTCTTCGACACATACTGAAAGACTGTCATCTTCTGCTGAATACTTCATTGTGATGTGTTCAACGCCGATTTCTTCGTCTGTGTTATAGACTTCGCGCTGCTTTGAACGGCGCGGCACACCTGACCATTGACGCACCGAAAGAACGTATTTGCCGGAACGTATCTTTTCGGCGTTCACCGCCCACAGGTCATAATTGTTGCGTATCGTGTGAAGTTTCTCGCCATTGACGAGCTTCGTTGCGAAGTGCGTAGGCTCTCCGTGCCTCTTATGCACTTTCGGGTATGCTTTCGATACCACGATGTTGATTTTTCTTTTCATAAGAACGTCATATTTTCGATTTACCGATGTTTTACTTGTTGGGATAGTCAAACATACTTGGCTGCTTCTGAATTGCGTCAGGCAGCGCGACAATCGCTTCCACGCGCTTTATTTCTTCGTCCACCTTGCTTTCAAGTATCTTGCTTTGCTGCAAGTCTGATTTCCGGCGGTTCTTGAAGTATTCGCGCTGATAGGCTCGCATACGTCTGACAAGTTCAAAGAATTGTCTTGCGTCCATAGTCACTATAAGCCTGATGAACCGTAACCGCCGATGCCGCGTTCGCTGTCTGAAAGTTCTTCGGCTTCTTCAAACTCGATTTCGGGTATCGGCATGATGATGAGTTGTGCGATGCGTTCGCCGATGCCGTAGATACCGCCATCGTGCGGACGTTCAACGATGCGACCACAGTCTTCGTAATAGTTGAAGTAGTTTGTCGGCTTGAACTTCGCCATGACTTCACCGCGATAACCACTGTCAATAACGCCTACACAGTTTGACAGTACGATGTCTTTCTTCGCGATAGAAGAACGAGGAAAGACAAGACCGACATATCCGTCAGGAATTTCAACTGCGATGCCGGTGCCGTACACCATTGCGCCGTTTTCGTCAATAGTGCATGATGTCGCTGTCAGGTCGAAGCCTGCGTCTGTTGCGTGCGCCTTTACGGGAAGCACTGCATTTTCAGAAAGTCTTTTGATTTTGATTTTCATTTTCATTGCTGTTTATTCGTTGTTTGTGACAAGATGTGAAGCCACTGCTTGCGCAATAGCCCCACATCGGTCTGTTTCGGTCATTCTTCTGTCAGTTTCGCTTTGAACACGTCCATGATAGCGGTTTCCGTGATGCCGATAATCTCGAAGTCTGCCATTGTGCCTTTCATGCCCTGCATGAAGTTGTCGTATGCGCTCTTGAAGTCGCTTGCCTGTACCATGAAGACGGTCTTGCTGCGCTTTTCTGCGCCGGTCTTTTCGTTGATAGTGATGAAAGCTGCTTTGACCTGATACCAACGGTCACCGCTTGCGTCCCAAAAGATTTCAGACACTTTCGACTTGTTGACAGCCGACACGGTGAACTCGCCGCTGATGTACGGCGTTACTTCTTCGATGATACGTGCTTCTGCTTCTGTGAATGAAAGCGCATCTACAAGATACGGTTCTGTCACTTTCTTGATTGCTCCGTTCTCCATTGTCTTATCGAAGCGTACTGATGTTTTAATCCATTGTGCCATGATGATTAAGTTTTAGAAGTCGTTAGATGTTGATGTAATAAGTTCTATCCATTCGCGTTTTGCAGGGAATTTTATCAGACTTCCCATGTCTATGAAATAACAGACGTGTGTACCGTAGTCAACAATACTTGACACAATTCCCGTCTTTCCTGACTTCGTAACACGAACAACGTCACCGATTTTGATTTCTTCGTTCATGCTTGTAGTTATTTAATCGACAAATGAGCGATGACAGAACGGACAGCCAGTTGTGAGCTGTGCGCGTGCTTCTTCAACGCTGATGCCTGTTGTCATTCGACCTGTTGGCTTTTTCCAACCGATATATTCACGCCCTTCTGCTGCATAGATTTGTTGATGACAGCAATAGCAAATGCCGTTCACGGGAGCGAAGCCTTTACCGTCTTTCATCATGTCTGAAGCCCAGTCTTCGGGGTGATTGGCAGCGTATTCCTTGCAGTATTCTTTTTGAGCCTGTACTGCTTCGGCTACATTGTACGTTTTATCCATAATCTTGTTATGCTGTTTGTTTGATTTTGCGTTTGTACAGTTCTTCACATAGAGCTTCGCACCACTTTCGGGCAATAGTCACCTCAACTGCATTGCCGATGAATTTCTTTTGGTCTGCCTGTGTGCCGATAAGTTCGTAGTCTTCAGGGAAACCCATTATCAGCTTCAGTTCATCAATCTTCAACATACGCATTGTGATGTCGATGATGTTGTAAAGTGACATAAATTCTTTGATTTTGACCGTCATCAGACTGTCAGTGTCGTAGATTTCAATCGCGACTTCACCGGTCTGTGTCGTGACGATATACGGCGGCATCTTATCCATTCGAGCAATAAGCGTGAAGCACGGCGCATCAACAGAACCGCCATTTGAAGAAAATTGCGGGTTCATTAAGAACTGCTTACATGACACGATTTTCTGCTTTGGGTTCGTCAGTACAGCCGGGTTCGGCTGTTCGATGCTTGACAGTTGACCGCCGCCTGAATACTCGTTTGCGATAAACCGCTTGACTAGCACAAGTGCCATTCTGTCTTTTGTCGTAAGCGTTGCCGCCGGTGCTGCGCACGATGTATTGAAGCCATTGCCGTAGTGAACTGATACAAATGCGTGATGGTCTATTGTCGTGATAGTTCCTGCCGGTTCTTCAACAGATATGTTCTTGTCATCAGGTGAACCGCTGAATTGCTTTGACAGAAACGACACTGATGCAAGTGCAAGCCGTCCTTGTGTTGCAACAGTGGGGCAGGGGTCATCAAGTGACGGCGGCACATACTTTCCTCGTTGGCTCATAGAATTGTACTTCACCATGAAAGCCGACTTGCCACCGGCAACAAACTTTATCAGTCCGGCATATATGCGTTCAAGCGTCTTTTCTGCAAGTGGCTTCTTACGGTCAAAGATAGATTTGCCTTCATCTTCAAAGTCTAAGACTTCACGCACAGGCTTCCACGGCTTCAGTGTGCCGAACAAAGTGCGTTCACCTTTCTTGCTGTGCGTCTGCTTCGGGAATACGATAGGAAGACCATGTTTCGCAAATATGCCGAAGAAGCGTTTGCGCGATGTGTATGCGCCATAATCAGCCGCGTTCAGTATTCTGAAGTCAAAGTCGTAGCCGTATCGCTTCACCTGATTGCGCCAACGCACATAACAACGTCCACGGTCTTTTGACAGCGGTTTGCCGTTTTCATCGAGCGACCCCCACGACATAAATTCTTCTACATTTTCGATTTGAATATAATCGGGGGCTATTGCTTCGATGTATCTAAAAAGATGTTCAGCAAGCGTTCGACTGTCTGCGTCACGTGGCTGACCGCCTTTTGCTTTGCTGAAGTTCGTACATTCAAGTGATGCCCACAGAACGACAAGCGCGTCAGGGTTCTGCATACGGCACTTCTGAAGATGTGCCACAAGCGGTGACAGTTCAAGCGTTCTGATGTCTTCTGTGAAGTGAAGCGCGTTCGGGTGATTTGCCGCGTGTGATGCGATTGCCTTTGCATCGTGATTGACACACGCGATGACTTCTGCGCATTGTTCATTGTGAAGACGTGCTGTGTTCACGCCGGTAGATGTACCACCGGCACCACAAAACAGGTCTATGTATAGAAGTTGTTTCATTGTCTAATAATTTTCATTGTCGTATTCGTAGTTCACACATTCATTCGTGGCGTCAGGCATCGGTCTGTCACATCTGTTCTTGATTTGCTGTGCCTTATCAGATGACAGTCTGTGTATTTTGTTTGAATACATTTTACATCCGTCTATGTCGCAAATGAAGTCTATATACTTCTGACTGCCGTCACACACATCTTTGTCAAACAGGTCACATTCTGCTGCGGCTATCTGTTCGCCGTATTCATTTCGTTCAATATACATTCTGTTGCAGTGTTTGCATCTTACACCGACTTCACTGCGGTGTTCTTCCTTTCTGCAATGCTTGCACGATGAACACAACGACTGATTGTGTGGGTTCTTCTTGCAACTTAATTCGTGTCTTAATATACCCGCTGCGCTTTTTGAAATTCTGCTGCAATACGAGCATTTGAATATCGTTTGATTTATGAGCTTTTCCATTGTTTACTTAAATATCATTCTGAAAAATCTGCTTGCTTCTATTTCTGCCGGTGTGGCAAATTCTTCAGGTTTCAGAACTTTCAACAGCTTCGCCGTCCTGTTAGAGTATGATGTCAGGCAATACTCATGCTTCAGGCAAGTTCCGATGCTGTCACCAACAGAATAATCAGCATATTTGCCGGTCGTGCGCTTCAACAACGCTTTGTCAATGTCAAGCACAACACACACTTCAAAGTCAACACAGCCTTTGAGGTATCGCCATGCTTTCTTCGGCTCGTCTGTTGTAAAGCAAAAGCCAACAGATGTTGAACCGCCTTTACCACCGCGATAATGGTCTGTGGTGTTCGTCAGTGTTTCGCCCGACATGAATTTGTCAAACTCACTTTGTGAACAAAATCTTGTCAGTTTCATCGTTCTTCGTAGTTTTTACACGGCTTCTTGCGTGCGGTTATTCGTTTCTGCAACTTATGGCAGTACATAGTTGAGTTTGTCAAACACTCATAATGTCTGCACTGAGAACAATGCGGTGTCAGAACTTGTGGTATGTTGTCATAATCGTCTTGTGTCGCGGTTCTGACTTCAACCCAACCGATACCGACATACTGATGAACCGTACCGTCTTTGATTACGCAATAATCAGCGTCAACAACAGACTGCGGCGGTTTGACGCTCATCTTTATCATTGATATGTCTGAAAGTCTGATAATCATTTTGCCGCGATATTATAGTTGTCATTGATTACGATGTACGGCATACCACCGGGCAACGCTTTCCACAAGTCACGCGGCATCAGGAACTCGACAGCACCGATTGAACGACCAAGACAGACAAGTTTGTCCTGCGTCTGATGAAAGTCAGTCCACTGATTGCCGTTCTTGTCAATGCACATATTCAGAAAAGACCAACCACATCCACCGGGTCTGTGAAATTCTTTCGGCAGTTGCATAAGCATCTGCATGATGTCTTGTTCGTGTTCGGCTATCTTCTCACGATTGAAAGCAACTTCGATAAGCACACCTTTCAGCGTGTGTTCTGATGTGTCTGCCAAACAGTCTGCAAAGACTGCTTCAACATTCTGATGCGTCAGTTGCATCGGTTCTTTAATTGTTATTTCGTTCATTTCTTGATTTCTTTGATTGTTACACTGCACACAGGTTCGTAAACCATATTTGGCATGATAATCACATCTACATCTTTGCAGACGTGTATAAGCATCGGTTCATTTTCTTCAAGATGCTGTACTTCGACTTCAGTCACACCAAGATTGTAGATTGCTTCAATGATGCGCTGCATCTTTCCGATGTTGAAGCTGATGCCATTGATGCCGACAAGTCTGTCTTCACGATGAAGCAATTTGTGCGACAACTTGCCGCGACCGTCACAAATAGGGCAGTCAAAATCATCTTCATGCGTTTCGCCGTTCATGTCTTCATATTCCCAAGTTACACGACCTGTGCCGTCACATTCGTCACATTCTGCTTCTTTGCCGGTTACTTCCTTGAACTCTTCGACAGGCACTGTGCCGATTGCTTTCGCCACTTCGCGAATATCCATTGACAGTGAACAAGTATTTTCTTTTGGAAAGACACGGCCGAAAATCGGCTGTTTTTCGTGTTCTGAATATGTTTCTTCACACAGATATTCACCTACACGTGCCATGACAATTAAGTCGGTCGCGTAGATTTTACCGTCTTGTGGTCGGGGTTCTTCACTCCATGCACGACGGTCTGAAGTGAAGCGTTTGATGAAATTATCAAAATTGTTCATTGCGTTGATATTTATTGTTTAACCTTTTATTCTTCCATTGTAAGCAAGTCTGAATACATCGTACTTTCTGCCGATGATTACAAATTCAAACATACATCTTTCGTCTTCGATGTCATTGATTTGAAGTACCTGGTATTCCTTGCCGTTGATAGTCTGAAACTCCAAAGCGTCTTCAATCACTTCGTCAGAAGTATTCGCAAAGTATTTGTACAGACTTGCGATGATGTGCTGCTGCAAATAGTCAGTGCTGTAAGCTGCTGCAATCTTTTCTTGATTTCGTAATGCGTACCTCATGTTCAGAAATTTCTCTTTTGCTTCTCGATTGTGCGTGCATAGATGTGACACTTTGATTTGTATCTACATTGACCGGCTGCTGCTTCTAAATGTGCGCCGTGCCAATCTTCCCATTCTTTCACGCCGTCTTCAGTCAAGAACCATATCAACTGCATACAGTTGAAGCCACGTTCTTTGCGCTTCGCATCGTGTAGTTCTACAAGTCCGTTACTTTGTGGCTTCATCATTTCTTCAGATATTTCACCCACGCATAATGCTTGCGGTCATCGAGATAAAGAAGGTCGCGCTGCATATTGTAGGCTTCACATTCAAAACTGATGTTTCGGTATGCCTTGTGTGCGTGTCGATATAGGCAAAGTCTTATCGCCCATTCAATGACATACCACAAGTAAAAGAACACATAAAGCATTTCACGCTGCTGTGCCGTGTGTATCTGCTCATGTCTGATGTCGATGTCTGTCATATTCATTCCTTTGCGGACAAATAGCATCCCGAATAGGTTTATCGCTTTGAAACCTTTGAATGGGATGATGTTGTTATAGATTATCTTCATTTTGTTCTTCCTTTAGTCTGTTGATAAGTGCATCTGCCGACTTGATTGCTTCATTGAAGCGAAGTTCAAGAACTGCATCATTCTTGAAGTCTTCTATACCTGTCCATTTCAGATAGAAGTCACGTATCAACTCATATCTGCGCTGTTCCCAATCAATCTCTTTTTTATGTTCAAGCGCAAACATCGGGAACTTGCGACCTTCAGGCGTTTCGTACATTGTAGTTCTTACAGTAAGCGGTTCACAGCACATTCTGACTAATACTGTTTCGCCAGTGTCTTTCACAACTGCTTTATTGAAAGGTCTATCATTCTGTGAAATGACATATCTTTTGTTTTGTTTCGCATCTGCTCTTACTTGTCGCGTGTGTTCAGCGACACATTCCTTGCAGCGGTGTGGATATGACTTCGACATTTCAGACTTCGCTTTCTGTTTTCCGCACACTTCACAAGTTATCAGGTCATTTTCCATCGTTGCCTCCTTTCTGTTCTTTGCGTACTTCTGCGATTGCAGATGCGACAGCGTTGATTTTGTCACGCTCTTTTGCTTCGATGTGCTTGTGTGCATAGACACAGGCTGCTGCGTAGATGTCGTGACCGAACTCTTTGTCTTCGTTCATCAGCGAATTGACAAGATGTGCCATGTCGCGTGATGTTCCGGCGAAGTGCATATACACTTCTTTTTGCGTGTTATCAGCCATGATGACGGCTGCTGCGCGGTTCTTTTGGTCTGCTTTCGACCACGCTTCACACTGATTGATGATTTTTTCTGCTTCTTTCATTGCGTTATAATTTGTCATTTTTGCTGTCTGCCGCTTCGCCTGCCGCGTTTCAATGCTTCAGATGATAGTTTGCTTGTCTGCGACTGTCAAAGTGCGGCAAACAGCGGTATTTTCGTT